ACTTTTTATTCGCATCCGCAGCCGTCTCAAGAATCCTACGCATAGGAACGTATTCATCGCCGCGAGCGGTGTAGGTTTGGTAAGCTTCTTTGGTAATGATACTATTCTTACCGCCGTTGTTGGTATCGGCAATGAGATCAAGAGCCTCTCGCTGGATAGCAAAATATCGTTTTGAGTAGTCAGCGATCTTGGCGTTATCCTCCGGACTATGACGTTGTTGAATAGTGCTTAGATCACGTTGGATGGTTTGTTCTGTATAGCCGCCCGGAACAATCTTGCCATTTTTAATACTATCGCCCATTTCTCTGAGCGCATCCATATTCTTTTGAACATTATCTTTGAGCTTGGCTTGTTCAAGGATATCAGAACTCATAGCCGCTTGTTGTTTGAGTTGTTGAGTCTCCTGAGTCAAGGCAGCCATATGCTCACGGACAACTTCATAGGTGCGCTTATAGCCAAGTAGATTCAAAGTCTGGGTTGTATCGGTATGCAAGCCACTGGCACGAGCATCAGTTTCAATCCCCGAGACCTGTTGACGAGCTATACCAACACTTCCACGAATGCCGCTGATAGCGGATCGAACGGCCACGTACGTGCTTTCGTTTAGTTTAAGTTGGCCCTTGGCGTCTCTAAAGCCCTTCCCACGCGGGTCTTGACTCATGGTCCATTCTTGCAGCGGGTTAGGACGATCGGTTACAAACGCATTTGGATCAAGCTTCTTCCACATATCGCCAATAAGTGATTGTCTCCATGAGAGCTGAGCTTCTGGTGCTTTAAGGGATTGCTGTTGGTCATGAAGAATATTTGCCATCTCCGGGCTAACGGGAGCGCCATCCATCGGAGGTGCTTTGAACCAAGCGGATATTGGTATATCCAGTGTGGAGCGCATATTGCGGGTGTATTGAACCGCACGGGCAATAGCAGTTGAGCGCAGTAACATAGGCGAGGTTGCGCCCAATACACCGCCAACGAACATGCCTGGATAGCCACCAACAGCCCCGCCAATAGCCATTCCAGCGGCCATACCGCCCATGATCTCAGAACCTTTGACAGCGCCCTGTTCCGGGAATCGCAATCGACTCTTCTCCGCATCAAGAGCGTCACTTAGGTTATCGTATTTGGTGCTCCAACCAGCATCAAGTCTAAGCGCGCGAACTCGGCCAGTGGCGTCTTTGGTATCAACGATTGTTGATTGACCATGCGTTCCATGGACAATCTGGTCCATTTCGATGGAGTTGGTTTGCTTGGAATCCAGAATATGCGCTTCATATTCGTTGTTTGTGACCTTGCGAATCCAACCGTTCTGAAGCATGGCTGTGAGTGCGTCATCATGAAGGGTGCTTTTAAGTTGGGGAAGGAGAGCTTCTGCGAGTGAACCGTGAGTGTTATCGCGACCTGATCCAAGGGCAATGAAGGTTTTCCCATCATGGGATAGCAGACCGTACATACCGGCCATCTTTTTGTCAGTTACTTTATATGCATTAAAGCCATTAGCCTTAGCAACAGCCAACATCTTATCAGGATCGGTTTCTTCTTGAGTAGCCAGTGGCCGTTCAAGGGCCATCCCGACAGAGCCCTTCTCAGTAGCTCGGGGAACTGGCTTCAATCCAATCTTAGAGTCAATGGCAGTAGCCATCGCCCTGTGAAGTCTGGCTTGTTCGGCCAACTCTGAAGCGTGCTGAGTAAATTCACTTTGATCGGGGATTTTACGTAATGTCTTCCCAAAAATTCTATTCGCATCCGCGAGCGACATCGTTTCTAGGGGTGCTGGCTTTGCTAGCTCTCCTGTTCCTGCTGGTGTCGCTACCTTTGGTCTTCGCCCTGTGGGAGCTTCTGGATAACGTCCGAGGATGTTTTCAGTGACGGCAAGGTCCTTCATCTTCTCAAGAAGATCGGTGTCTTCAATGCGACCGCCACTATCGCGCATTATTTCAAAACCTTCATCAATCTCAGCGCGTTTGGCGGTGATTTGCTTACGAAGCTTATCTTGAAACGCGCTCCATTGCTCATCCGTTAAGTTCTTTGGAGTGGGATTAGGAATGATATCGGAAGGCTTAGATGATGGAACCTCACCCATCTTTTCGTGAAGTATATCGCGAACAGTGCGAGCCGGACCAGTCGGTTTGAACGGTTTCGATAAACCAGTCTCGGGATCAATACCCGCCCTAACTGGACCACCAGTTGCAAGTTGCTCTCGAACATACTTCTGATTATCTATGTTGTTATTCCACTGCTTCACACGGTCGTTGATGTAGTCAGCGCGGTCTTGATAGGTCTTAGCAGCATTGAGAACGTTATCACGAAGGACACCTAGTTGATCCGGATGTGTGTTGTTGATCTGCATCCGCAGGATATCTCGCGCACGCGCAACTTGGGTATCACGATCAGCTTGGATAGCAGTTCGCTGTTCATCGCTGGTTGCGTTGTCGTGATCGGTTTTAAGCTTAGTTAAACGGTTAAACGCATCTGAAAGGGAGGCTGTTACATATGGTGATAGCGATTGTTGCTTTGCTCGCGCTTCTGCTGCTAGCTGTGATAATTGGTTGGGGGCTTGCTCGGGCTGCGGGGAAGCAAACTCCGAAGCCTTTCGCTGGAACTCGGACTGAACAAAGTCCGGGCTCATCTTATCTACAGGGCTGGCAATTGGAACCGCCGATCGGGCGCCCACTATATCAGAGGGAGCTTCATAGTGCGCCATTCCAGCCGAGTCAGTCCCATTCCACTTACCACCAGCTTCCTCAACCATACGTCGGAGGGGTTCGTCACCAGGAGTGGTTGCGGTTGCTTGATTCGCTCGTAAAGGCGCAACAGCTTGCGCAGCCTGATCCTGTTGATCCGCCGTCAACGAATCTAAACCCTTCGGCCTCTCCGGAGCCACAATAGCTTGAGCTTTGGCCGCAGCCGCCTGTTGAGCAAGCTTCGATATCTCAGCTCGACGAGCATCGGTAAGTTTAACTGAAGCATCGGGGGCAATAGGAGGAGCGGATGGTTTTTCTTGCGAAGTGGATGGCTGTTCTATTTGATCGCGTAGATCGATTGAAGCCTGGAGAGCCTTCTGCGCATAAGCCTTCTCTTCCGGAAGCGCCGTCTGGGATTGAAGGACTCCCCGTAACCGGGCAATCTCACCCGTTTGACTCTGAAGTTCTTGGGCCGGGATTATCGTGCGCGGCTGATCGGCCAGAGCAACGGCACTGGTCCCTTCGCCTTCTCTACGCGGTGCTAGATCGCCTGCTGCTAACGGCTTCGGAGCGACAACATCTGGCTTGTCGGGAGCGTGAGGGGCCTGTACCTGATCCGCAAAGGCCTGACCGGGGTCCTTAGTCGGAGTCGGGGCAGACGCAACAGGAACATTCGTAGCTTGCGCCCGGACTTGATTAAGTAGCGTTGAACGAACTTCACCGGGCAAATGTGCTAATCCAAGAAGTGAAAATCCTTCATTGATAGCGGCATCGGCGTAGTTACCGGCCTTAACCGCATCCAATGCGCCCTTCTGTTGCATTGCAACGAACAAAGCATTGGTTCCGGCCTTAAGGACGGGTGCAACTTCTCCAACACCACTCAACATAAACGGCCAGTTCATCGGATCAGCTATTATGCCGATAGCTTGCTTTGTGGTATCCGCCCCAACGCCCGTTACGAAAGTCTTCGCTGCTGCTACTACTGGCGACTGCCCGATAGTTGGAGTAGCCTGCTGCTGTCTCCAGGTATCTAAAGCATTTGCTGCTGGATCAATAACATACTTATGGGAGGCTGACAAAACCGCATTCGCCGCGGACAACGCTTTTGGATAGGCTGTTCCAGTTAGATAATCAAGCGTACTAGACGGCTGGCTAGGGGACCCACTTTGAGGTGGGGCTGATTGAGCAACGGGCGCAGCTTTAACCGGAGCAATATCCGATTCGGAGTATTGGCCGATGGGCTTCGGGGGCGATATGTCTTCAAGCGAATATTGTCCAGTAGCCATTATTGAGCGTCGAATGACCCATCGGGATGCATTGCCGTAATTTTAACGGTCTTGTTATTCTTTAGTTGAATCGTGTCCCCGACTTTATGGGCGGGGGCTGAGGAAGCTGGCCCACCTGAAGTGGGTCCCTTCATTGCGTGATACTGTGCCCAACTAGGAACAGTGATGCCTTTAGCTTTCATACCTTCAGCGGTTTGACGATAATCGCTAATCATGGCATCGTGCGCTTCTTTGTTAGCTTGGTTCTTTGCGTTAGTATCCGCTTGATATTGTTGATATAACTTACCGCTATTGGCAAAGTCAAACCCAGGCGTCTGCATGTTATTGTCTTCCCACTCTTTTTGGCTATTGGTTGGTATTGGGGCAAACTCCTTTTGAGCCATTTGAACTTCGGAATCGATATCAAGTTGGGGTTGTTTAGAGGCTTGTTCTGAGCCGGACTTCTGGCCCGCGAGTCCGCCTTGCATACCCTGAAAGTTCGCCCAGTCCTTTTTGGCAGAAGGATCGCCTTCCGCCATTCTACGAAGAATGCCAGATGGGGTATAGTTTTCGTTAAGTTGCGCCGCCTTCTGACTACCGAGGTGTTGAGCAAATGAAGGTTGGTATCCAGACGGTACCGGCTCAAGAGGTTGTTGAGTGACCTTACCACTAACCGGATCAAATACGCTTTGCCATGCATGACCTTGGTCATCGACCATTCCGGAGCCAATTGGCTTAGAGGAGTCTCGTTGGTTCTTGAGCATTTCACTCTGCCAAAGTTGATTTTGATTATCTAGTTGAATTTCTCTACGTTGTTGATATTGTTGGGCTTCCTGCCGTTGGCCAATCTGCGCCAGCTCATCCTGCATCTTAATCTGAGGTTCAGCCATCTGATAAGGCAGCATTGCAGACTGCATCATCTGATTGCGACGATCCATCTGGTTGCCTTTTAGCCCTTGCATGACGGCTTGAATGTTAGAACCAATAGACATACCGCCCTGCCCCATATCAGCAACGGTATTGAAAGCGTTATCCACTACGCCCGCTATCCCCGGATGATTCTGAGCCAGCCAACTGTTCTGGCTCATCGTTTGATAGGGGTTCTGGATACGCTGGACGGCCTGTTGATAGGGGGCTATGAGCTGTTGGAGCTGCTGGCTCGTGCTAGCTTGATTCCAACCCGGTTGTTGAGTCTGAGCCGGTTGAGCAGGAGCAGCCATACCGTTTTGAATAAATTGATCGAATTCTGACATTTTTATCCCTGATAAGGCGATTGAGGCTGTGAATTTTGAGTGTTAAGGAAGGCGTTCAGATTAGAACCCATTCCGTTACTTGCGTCATATCCAATACTAGGAGCAGCCATTCCGGAACCCGATTGCTGCATATTGTTGCTGAAATAACCACTAGGTCCGCCGCTGGACTGAGCTTGGGGTTGTCCAAGGGGTCCATAGTTACTGGATTGACCACTACCGCCAGCAAGATTAGCCATGCTGCCCATGCCCGCGCTAGCCCCGCCAGTTGCGATGGCCCCAGCCGCGCCAAGAGCCGCCCCCGCAACCTGTGGAAGCCACGTTCCAAGGCCGCTTTGACTTTGAGTCTGACCCGTCTGTTGCGGCTGAAACGACATCGCACTGTTGATTGCGCTTTGACGAGTGTTAGCTCCCTGAAGCAAGAGGTTGTTATACCCCTGCGATTGAGAAGCTTGGTTCTGCATGGAAAGCTGTGTCATCTGCTGTTGAGCCATCGGGGAGTTAGACGATATTCCACCCTGTTGCAACCGTTGCCCAAGTGATTGCTGTGCTTGACCATACTGATTAGCATTGGTCAAGTTCTGCATCTGCTGTTGCTGTTGGAACGCAGAGTTAGAATAGGGATTATTAATCTCGCCCAATAGCGCACTTGATCCAGCGCCAACCTGAGCGTTATATGCGCCCTCGGCAGTGGAATTGTATTGATTAGTTGATACGGTTTTCTTTGACATTATAGGACCTTTTTATACCTAATCTCCGGTTCAGTTGAAATTTCTTTCGCACCCCAAGTTGTGGATACGTCACGCCACGGCTTCATGGAGTCATTAGCATGAATATTGAAATAGTAGGCACCGATGCCCTTGGCCATCAAGTACGTTTCGATATCGCGCATGAAGATCACTTTAAGCTTATCTGGGAAGCTCTCGGGGAAATTTACTGGGTCTACCTCTATCACCGGGCGAATAACCGCTATAGGAGTGCCTGCTTGAGTATCGAGTGCAAGCATGATACTGTCATTAGTAATATCGGATTGCTCACGGATTGATTCAACTTCATCCTGTCGAGCTAATCGAATCTTATTCATAATCCCTCTCAATGTTTCGATACAAAATGATTCAGCAATGCCATGATCGGCATCACGCCAATAACCTTGATGTTCTCCCACATCTTCGCATCTTTAATACCACTTTTGATATTGATGATCTCAACTTCAGTGCGGCCTTTGTGTTCCCGAAAGTCGCCGTGGAGTTCATCCAGTTTCAACATCAATGCTGCCCATTGTTCTTCTGTCAAGTTAGCTTCCTGTGATAGCCGTTATGAGGCCGTTTGTAACTGTAATACTTGTGATAACAGTATAAGGTCCAGCCGATACCCCGGCTGTCGGGAGTTGGCTTAGAGCTAGATTGCCAGAGATATCCGTAAAGGCCGGTTGACTAAGATGGGGCTTACCTGTTCCATCGATTTCATATATCCATTCATGTGCAACTGGGTTAATCGCTTCCACCCCGCCAAGGGTAGTGGTTGTTGGATCGGGAAGGTCCGCGCCAACGAGCGGCCTAACTGATAACTCTCCGCCAGAGCCATTTGGAGTTGCATAAACTTCATTAGCGGGGAACGGTCCTGTTGCTGAGGCCGTTACAACCGCCGCTATACCGGCACTCGTTTGCGCAGTTTTAACTCCCTTATTCTGCGCTTCAATAGCTATATTAACGTTATCCGCCCAAGCGTTGAGAGTTGCGACTTGACCGTCATCTTTGAAACTTCGCATCTTTAATCGTTGCATTAGATTCGATCCAAGGGCCAGACTTCAATACTCAAGCCCCCAAGGATAGTATCGGTGATTGCGCTGGAAGGAACGGACGTTGACGAGAGCGTAAAGCGATAGAACTTATCTTTCGCTAGCATGCCAGCTAGATAAACTTTGTATTCGTTAAACTGGGATAGCGTTAAAGGCGCAAGGGTGACAAGGTTGTTTGGAGTATTGAACGTATTAAACGTCGAAGCCCCATCAACCGTCACAAGCATATTTGCATCTTCAGTTACAACTTCCATCTCATTGACTGTCTTGCGAACAGTCGCATCCCCAAGATCAAGCCATGTGGTTTGGATCGTGGAGACAATACCTTCCTCGAATGTCTCGCCTTGTCGATCAAGCCATAGATCAGCTTCAAACACGCGCGTGATCCCCGCATTGTCACAGACTAAGAAGCGTGGAATACCGGCTAGGTTACAATAGTAAACTCCAGCGCTGAACAAATCTGCACACTTCCAAATGAACCATTTTCGGACATGCATATCGTATACGCAAACCGTGTCTGGAATCGTGTTGATGCCAGTGGGAATAAACAAGCAATACAGATTATACGGTCCGCTGCGAACCGAGATTGCCCATGAGTTCTTAGCGGCAGCGGCATTGATGTTGTTTAGGGTAGATTGAATAGTGGTCCCTACGTTCTGGAACGTGGTGAAGTCGCTGCCCAGAACTCGAAAGTCCGGTGTCATCCACATGGTCCCAACCGGCGTTCCCTCAAGATAAACAACTTGCCACACATCCTGACATGCTAGCCCAGTGTCATTAAACACAATCTGCGGCAAAACGAAATTGGTTGGCCCATTACCTTGGAGCTGATAGATGTGAAGCTCAGTGCCGATGTACAGCGAGATGCCATCAGTCAACAGTCCACTGATAACTTCCGGCCCCGGCGCAACCTCAAGGGCATTGGCCGCTGGCCAATCTTCTTCATAGCGCCCGGTGATGTTACCAGTAGAGGTGGTTGTCTCGGCTAAACTCTTACTGAATACTATCTGGCTTCCAAGAGCCATATAAATCCGCCCTTGGTTCGCAATAGGGAAGGACCCATTTGGAGGTGGAGTATTGAATAGCAATCCATGCGCCACGCCGCTAGTATCGGTTTCTTGATATATGTTGTTGGTTAAAAGAGTTGCTTCGGGGGTGTTGTCTGTATAGGTGGTGGTCCCATTCGATACATCAGCAATGTGATATAGAATAGTCGGATCACCACCATCTGCGGTTGCAAGGATAGCAACCATCGTTACTTGAGGATCGCTTGAGACTGGGATGTTTGTAAGTGGTTGATCGTTATTGGTAAGCGGACCTGTAGTTACCGAAGCTGGGCTTAGGTCGCTATAATTACCCGCTGCATCGAAGAACGCGGTATAGTAAATGCGGCCTGAGTTTAGGGTGATGTTGCCAGCCCCCGGAGAGCCCAAGGTAACAGCGGTTGTCGGCGCAACAATGCCCCAGTTACTTAATCCAGTATCAAGGGTCCACTTCTTAAGATCAGCCGAAACCCCATCCTCGAAATACATATAATCCCGCGAGCAAACAGCGTATGGGCGGGTTGCTCCAGAGGATGGAGTAAAGATGGAGACTGGGTTGCCGCCAAGGTCCCAATAGAGAATGTTATTGGTCTCGGACATCACACCCGTTCCGTCAGCCGCCATCGCTATCGGCGTCCGCTCTTTATCATGGAGATCGAGATACATATCGATCTGTTGGGCTTTAATGAATGAGACTGGGGTTATCATTAGATCGCTTGGAATGGATACGCAAAGAGATTAGAGAACCACGGGGTTGATCCGGCGTTAGAGTTCCAGCTATCTGAGAACGTGCCACCTGTACCGGGAATATAGTATGCGAACATGGTTTCTTGTCCGGTCCATGGTGCATTTGGTGTTTGTGCGTTTCCATCCAATGAAGCGGAGAACAGAGCAGTACTTGCCGGAACTGATATACTCCCACTTGACCACGTAGCGGCGGTTCCATTTGCTTGAACGGACGGGAGGGTTTTAATCCCCAAATTGCTCCATTGAATGATATTCAATTGATTGCCGCTAAATGTAACGGCACTAAAGTTAAGGGTAATGGAGAGCGGGGTACCGTATGGCACATTCGCGCTGACGCGTGTCGCCCAAACTTGGAAGCTTCCACTGGAACCAATAGACTGTAAAGCAGTTATAGACCCCCAAGTATCGCCTGCACTATCCGTGATGGTAGTAACGTGCGGTACTGAACCGGCGTTGAGATTGATAGGGATAAAAATAGTATCACCGATTGATATTGCGTATATCTTAGCGTTCCAAGTAACGCCGCCATCGATTGTATGAGCGCCAACAGTTACTCCCCAAGTGGGCGTTATACCTCCGGACGTTCCACCAACAACGACTTGCTGAACGTTACCATTAGAATCAACGATCGAAGTACCGGCTTGATAGACGTGATTTCCTTGCCAAGTACCAAAGGTCGGTTGGAAATTGGTAGTTAACGAGAGAAGGCTGTTACCGAAAAGAACCGTTTGGCTATAACTAAACAGCGGAGTCATGAACGTTGGAATTGGCCCATTCAGGACTTCATCGCTATCGATATTCGCGCCATTGTCTAAGGCTGGATTGAAGAATCGATAACCAAATCGCCTTAGCAACACTCCAGTAGCTGGCGGTAGGATGTTCGTAAGCTGCAAGAACGCATCCGGGTTTTGCGCAGGCGCAACGGTAAAGTCATCGATCCCGGCCTGCAACCAACTGTTGCGGTCGTAGCGATAGAGGTTGCCTTGGACTTCATAGGGGATGACTTTAGCTTCGGGCATGGTTAAGGAGATGTATGAGAAAGTGTTCTAACTGTAGAATTGAAAAAGATGAATCATTCTTCTATCCCGTTCCAGTTGGGGATGGTATATCGCGTCAATGTAAGGAATGCAAAAAGCTATATGAACGAGTTCGGCGTAAAGAACATCCTGAAATTTATCGGGAATACGAATTACGTTCCCATTTTAATCTTTCAGTAGAACAATACAATACCATGTTTACGGAACAAAACGGGCTATGTTTTATTTGTCACAAGCCTGAAACAGTATTTCGTAAAGGGTCTACTTTGCCATTAACCGTAGATCATAACCATAGCTGTTGCCCAAGTTCTACATCATGTGGTAAATGTGTTCGCCATCTACTTTGTTTTCGATGTAACTCAGGCTTGGGTTATTTTATGGACAATCCCGAGTTACTTATTGCCGCTGCAAGCTACATAAAAGCCTGCAACTAATTGAATACAAAGGACTTAGAAGAATGGTGGGAGGTATCCAAGTATCTGTTGGTTACAATGAGTCCCGCCATCAGGCCGGATGAAGTCATTATCAGGAAACAAGTTCTTATCCCAAACCATTTCAGTCAGTCCTGATCGATATGCCTGTTGAGAGGCTTGGGCTTCGGCACTCTTACCTAGAAGCTTCCACGCAAGATACTGAACGCCTTGGACGATGATATCATCATAGTCTTCAGGAACTTGGAGAACATCGGTTAGCTGGCTGAGAGACAGCCGTGTCTTGTAATATTTAAAGCCAATAATGTATCCGCCCATCGGTGCGATGGTCGATTGGGTTGGCGGCATGGGGCCAGTCGTGGTTAGTCCGCTTGTGGGTTCAATCCAATTGGTGCCGATGAGAACTGGAGCCGAGTTCTGAAGAGTTTCAAAGCCCTCTGCATTAGAGCTGAGGGTCGATGCCTGAGCCGCATAGACATTGTAGCTTTGATATATTACGCCGCTGGATGTTTCACTAAACGGTAAATGGGGCGATACAACCGTCAATAACTTCCCAGCCGGAATGGTTATGAACGTCGAGACTGAGCTATGAACAGACTCTCCGCCGATGCTATCGACGAAGGTAACGGTAACATAATATGTTCTTTGAGCCAAGGCCCCGCCGTTTAGAACGTTCTGGAGAATGGGCGGTTCAGGTGATGGCTTATATGGATTCTGGTTATCTGACCCCGGCCAGATGTGCATGATGTTGGGGTCGTTGTTGTCCTGATAGAACACCGCTGGCTGGTTCGGACGTGTCTGACCAGAGCGATAATTCAGGTTTGGACCAAGCGGCTGTGCACCGAGTGGTTTGAGAGTCCGGTCGTTGCTAAAGTCCCGAACCTCATCCTTCTTGAGCTTGTCAATATCAAACAGATGCAAACCAGTATCAACCATATACTCCGGCAACGATTGAACCGGCCCAAGCCAATAATCAGTCTGACCATATGCCATCATGAAGTATTGGACCTCAGAAAGCAAAAATCCCCATCGACTAAACCGCAGCACTTGCTTGTGCGTGCGGTTTACATAGTCAATGAGGATTGATTGGCCGGGGTTGCCCGAGGCTGCGAGTTGGAGTCTAATATCCTGAGAGACCTTACTGATGATCGTGTTAACCGTCGAGAACGTTGTATAACTCACTAAGGTCTCCGTCTAGACATCCCATATACCGGGTTGCACCATTGAGGCGGTTGATCGGGCGCTAAACGGCACGGGGGTGTAGGCAATATTTGTATTGGCAGATTGCGGATGGCACAACCGCTTACTTGGATGACAAGGGCGATTGCGAGTAGTAAGCGGCAAGAATACATGATACGAGTACCCCCACCGCCGTTTTCGGTTCAGCGGAAACAACGTGTTGCAACGACGGAAGCAAAAACGTGACGATTGCGCCAGTAGCGGCAAATATAGCTGGGCCGTGTGCCTTTAAAAAGTTCATAGCGTATTTCCTCACAATGATTCGTTCGATTGGATTAAGATTGTCCAAGTGACTTTTCCTCGATCTTTTCCACTACTACAGCTCGTTCTATGTCAGCGGCTTGGGCCTTTTGACCATGATCGCTTTCAAGTTTATCGAGCCACCAACACATTGCCTTACCGAGTAAATCACCGCGTTGGGCTGCTCGTTGGCTTCGAGAAGAGATAGTTTCATCCGGATCGCCGCCAAGTACAACATTCGCAAATTGATCGAAGCCAACGAGGGTACGATGAACGTACCCTTCTTTAGCCGCTAATACTTCCTGTTGGGCGATTTGACTAGGGGTCAACGGCATATTAAGCCACCGGGGAAGTCTGGACGTTCAACACGGCCACGACCGCATTAACAATACCATTAAGCTGTGTGCTGTTTATCGCCACACCTTCCTGAGTCAGCAACGTGGTGACGGTCGGGCCGACAATCGACGTGACCTGCGCGAGCTTCTGAAGGCTAGTACCAGCCGGTGAACCCGCAGCCGCGAACTTCTGCTCGACGGTCGCAACGGCTTGCTGGATGAGACTGACGCTATTGACGACAGCCGCTGTGGTGCCAGCCGCTCCCGGGAACAGCAGGGTCGCGAGGGCTGAGGCTTCTGGTAGATACTTAACAACATCTTCCCACCCGACGAGGATATCCTTACCGATTCTTTCCATGATTGTAATAAACTTACTTGTCATTTGATCTCCGTTTGATCCCACCTGAAATGGGTCTATGCACTATCCCGACGAAGCCAGCCTTTGAGGAAGATTGCATCCTGAGGATGGCTTTCAACAATTGCTTTGTGATACTCTTCTGCCGCTGATATGATCTTAGGAAGCAGGGACCCACTTGAGGTGGAGTTAATGGCGATTATAGTCTGTGGGCCGAAGAACCCATCCGGATCGACATCAACCGCGATTTGAGCTATCTTATTTGCGTGAACCTTCCCGACGTTAACAGCCAGATCAAAAATCTTATTTGCAATAACCTGAGCATCGATCTCACCATATACCCAAAAGTTGGTTTGATAGAAACTAACAACCATACCCTGAAGGATAGAGTTAGTGTCAAGTGACTTAGGGAAGTTAGCGAGGCACTTTGCTAAGTCAATCCGCATCCAACCTTCCCACGCGCCCCAGTTGTTTCGGCTGATACCGCGATAGGTTTCACCGCCGCTGTCGAGGGGGTTGTTAACATAACCACCCTCCCAAAGCTCAGTGTTCGCAATCGCCGGTGGAAATAATGCCATTAGATCATCTGCCCGCCGCGATTGGCACCGTTGCGGTTCATGATATCAATGGCAACCTTATCCCGAGTTGGCTGAAGGATTCGCATATCTCCGCGCATCTTGTTGGCTAGCAATCGCCTAATCTCGCCAGCAGCTTCCGGGCTGACGAAGTACTTCCCAACCTTTCCGGTATAATTGCCATCAACTACTTCCGGTTCATACCGTTCAAAGTTAATGCTCACTCCGCAATGCCGTTGGTCGAAGATATCCGTTGCGGGAATTTCAACCCATTCCCAATTATCTTTGTCTTCATTCTTGAGTAGAATTTCTTCCCTCTGAGTTAGTTTCTTCGGTGCGATGGACGTGATTGTGTCAGCCATTTTATTCTCCTGTCCCTTGTGGGGATTTTAATTGGTGGCTACATATACCACCGTTAATGCGTTTGCTTTGATTGCAATTATAACATAGGACTTGGAAGCCGAGGGGGAACTGGTTCTTTACCAACCAAAGGTAAATTGCAATTCCACCTCGACTGCCCACTATCTTTCGGTGTTCATATCCATCGTTGTCTACGTGGTCTATACAGAGCATTGAGGGCTCTGTGACCCCGCAGCAATTACAGATATAACCGCCGTACGCGGCATAGCATGCGTCTTTAATGCGCCGACGATACGCTGTCTGTTGCGCCATGAGCTTCTCTCGATTGCGATGATAATGCGCTCGATTAGTTGCTCGACGTTTATCGATGTCCGTGTAGTTACCCATTCAAATCAATTGTTAATCGAGTTCTGCCCTGCGGACACGGCAGCCCAAATCCACGCTTGATTCGTAATTATCGCTTTGAAAGCAAACTTATAACCAAGCTTTCTGGACTGTTGCAACGTATCTATCTGTCCGCCAGGAGCCGCCGCATACACACGGAGGTTCTGGAGATCAGAAATCTGATACGCATTGCGGGCAATCGCGAACGACGTATACAGCTTATTCGCAGCTCCCGTGACGGTCTGAGCGGTAAAGGCAAACCCCGGAGCGTTTGTTTTCACAACGCGCCAGCCGGTTAGCTCTTGCACTTCTCCGCGCCAGATTCTCTCAGGCTTCTGGTACTGGTTAGAAGCTTTGAAGTCTGGGTCTTGGAGCAAAGACGCATTGACCTGGGGCGCGAGAACAAACACGTAATCCCCATCGTCAAACGGGCGTCCGCCCTGGTCCATCAGATTCGCATGGAGAGCGGTAAGATCAACATAGCCGATCTTGTCGCTGGCCAGCGTGGTTGCGTTAGAGATGCGCCCATTCGGACGATAAACGTTCGTCGCCGTCTGGAGCACGTTGAAGATAAGGATGTCATACGTTTCAGCCGCGTGCAGACCGAGCACATACAGAGCCCGTCCCACAACGTCATGCTTGGAAGTCAGTTCAGCGAGATCAGACAGTCTGAGCAAGAGCCCGTACTGTTCTGCAACCGCTGTGTACTGAGACATCTGAAGACCAGTCGCATCCGGGCTAACCCCTTCAGTCAACTGCGTCGGAGAGGTCGTGGTAGCCAGCTTCTCCAACCGGTTGAACTGAATAGTCTTAGAACTGTTCGACGGGATTGGGTCTTTGTCTCCGAACTGATCGAGCACGGTCATCAACACCGCAACCTCAAGCAGTTTAGCGGAGAAATACGTTTGCTGATCGGATGCTAGCGAACCAGCCGGTCCAGGAGTACCCGTTGAGCCAGTGACAACGCTAATGACATCATCACCAAGACCCAGGATCATCCCGACGAGGGATACAAATTTAGACAAGAACATAGTGTTTCCTTTTTGGTTCCCGACCCTAGAAGTCTAACTTAGCTCCACGGGCTTCTGCATCCGCGATATAGGCTTTGATACCCTCAGCAGTCTTGAATGAAGGTCTCACAGCCTGTTGTGTCGGCGGTGCGGGAGTTGGCGTTTGAGCGGTTGGCCTCGGCGGTGCCGGGGGATTTTTTGTTTGATTTTGAGCCTGTGCTGCTAGCAACTCGGGAAGCTGACGACCTTGACCGGCTCGATAAGCAATTTCATACAAGCCAGGAAGTCGATCATGAAAGCGATAATCGCGTTCAGACGATTGGATAGCATCTCTAAGCTGAGGCATTGAATCAAGGGTTTGCTGATATTGCGGCGTCCCAATAAACGTCCCCGCTTCTGGAATGACCTTCGATACCGTTTCCACAGCTTGTTCCCTCGCGGCCCTCTGAAGAATGGGCTGTAGGGGTTTTAGGGTATCGAGCATGAACTTGGCCTGAACGTCGCGATAGGCGTTTGGATCACCGGCTTTCGCGGCACTGTAGAGCGAGTCCATGTATTTGTCAGGGCTGTTGAAGTAATCAACACCCTGTTGAACTTGGGGTTGGGAGGCGGCAACGGGCTGACCTGTGATTGGATCAATGCCGGTCGTAAGAGCGTATCGTTGTCGTAGATTCTCGATAAGGGCATCCTTTTGATTGATGCCTTCAACAGCGGCTTCGGGGGAGTTATAGATGGAAGTCGTGCCTTTCAGAAACGGAGCAGTTGTATGCTGAGTGGTCTGAGAGGGGTTCCCAGTCGAAGCGGGTGCAGGTTCCTGCGCGGGAGCTATTGCTACTGACGTTGGTTCGGCAGGAAACAATGAATCAAACGTCGAGTCGTCGAGACTAGCCGGAGCATCGGAGAGATTGATGGTGCCTCCCGGTGCTACTTGGTCTAGTGCTGCGTGATTTGTTGGTGCTGGTGCGGGCATCTTATCCTCTACTTGTGGTGTTGGATTTTACTGCGATTTCAACAGTTGTCTGTTGATAATATCGTGTACTACTTGAGCATCGCCAAATGGCATTCCATAAAAAGGGTCTGTGAGAACCTTGCTAGCTAAGGGATCATCCCATGTAGCTCCACATTCTTTTTGAAGTAAAAGGAATCGCTCTTGAAGAGTCATTATCCTACTCTTTCTATTTGCGCGTCGATCTCTTTGAAAGCCGCTAATTCCTCATCAAACGGGTCTACGGCTCGCTCCGGGGCCTTAGTTGTCGCTCGCTGAATCTCAAGCTTGAGCCAGTTGGACCAATATATACCAGCCTGTAAGAAGGTCACGGCATCCATATTGGTATGCTTTTCAAAGACCAACTTAGCCTTGAGAGCAGCGTTTTGGGTGTCGAGTCGTTGAGTCAGATAAACAAAGCCTGGATGGGCGCTTAGAGTAGCCACACTTTCTGCGACTTCCTTATCTGCTTTGACACTTAGACGCTTGTCTAGTTCAACAACCTTGTAGGTTGTCTTTGGCTTAAATGATTCAAACATATCCCTCCTCCTTTAGCTACGGCTTCCCGTGCGTTATACCGTATGGGTTCTTAGCCATCGTATCTTGCTGGCGATCAACCTCATACATATCACGTTCGGCCTTTTCGCCTTCAACCGGGAGTTGTTCTTTCACATTCCCGAATTGAGAAGCGATATGATGCGCGGGCCAGCTTGACTTGCCAACACCGCTGACGGGCTTATAACCGCGTTGAAACGGGGGTTGTTGGGCCATTATTTACCTCGATGCCGGGAAGCGGGGCGCTCAACCGGAAGCTGGAAGCCTGAGTGACCAACAACCTGCTGCGGAGGATAGTTCGGCAGCCGGTCGTAGTTAACCTCAACTTCAGTCTTCTCATCCATCTTATCTTCACGTGCTTCAGGCGGCATATTCGGCGCATCCTGATGAACGTGGCCATTATTAGGCTGGACCTTCGCGCCGCCGGTATAATCAAAACCCATCACACTACCCGGCCAAAACTCCGGATGCATATGATCGGGCTGATACCAATCAGATCGTTCAGAGCCCGGTTCATTGACCATCTCGTATGTATCGGGAGCTAAGTCCCAAGCTGCGCCTTCAGTTCGTGGTTTCATTAGCTATGACTCACTTCGATGTCAGGATATTTACGGTGTACTTTAGCGCGGACTGTGGCCTTCTCGCTGGATGAACCGTGCTGGGAGACGCGAGCCAGAGCATTACGCGCATGACTCTCATCGTTAATCGGATACGCCTTATCTGGCAGCGCGTATTCAGACTGAGGCATTTTATGTCGTTCGGCAGCAGTTAGCTTTGCCATTAGCGTTGATCTCCACCAGGGCCAGTCCAAGGAGAGCCCTCAGAACCACTGGTTACATGGGCGATGTCGCTAGCTCCCATTGTCTGTCCACCAGGAGCATCGGGATATAGATAAGCTGCACAAACCCCCGAAGGCGGACGGCTAACCATCGTCAACTCGCCAGGGGTATAGGAGTGCTCAGAAGTCGTACCCGGAAACATCGGGCTATTGCCAAGATGCCCAGGGGTCGTCGGGCCAGTGTACATTCCCCATTCATCGAAACTTGATCCACGCGAGGCTGAATGCGCATCGCTGAACGGACCTGTACTGATCGGTTCAGTTTCACTAACCGGACCCTTCGCGCCAGCGGTCTTATCGGTATATTGCGGTTTCTCGTTATATCGTTCACTCATGATTTTTCCTTTATTGAGGGTTCAGATCGTGTATTGCTTTCATGCGAGCTTTGAGGCCAGAAGAGTCGCTAACAGCTTGATTAAGAGTTCCAGTTATCGTTGAGCCTTGAGGATCGGCGCTATGAGATTGCGCAAAGGCAACCCCAGCATCGTGACCGCCCATGGACCCACTAGAGGTGGCCATAGAGGGGCCAATGGTCTTGGCATGGGCTAGAGCGGCTTTAGCGGCAGCCAGCTTTGAAGCTACATCGTTCGGATCGGGCATGTTATCCTGCTCCCATCGTGTTGCCGCCGTTTTGCTGACTAAAACCACGCAGATGATCGGCCATGTCCCCACCGGGAGTTTCCACATTCCCGGAGTGGTTCTGGTTACCTTCTTTACGCCCCGGAGCCTGAGCCAAAGTCTCAACCGGCACACCGGCTTGCGTCTGAAGGAATTCTTCTATTTCCTGTTGGACGGCCAGAGCGTGATCGGTAACCGAGTTAGGTTCCTTCTTCTTGAGGCCTTCAACAACCGCCTTGGACTCGAACTTCATCAGCTCTCGCAACACTTCTTGCTGGATCGCTGTCTGAGACTGTTGCATCACCTCTTGCTGGACCTGTTGATCGGACTTGAGCAAACGGTTCGCAAATGGAATCTCCATGCACTTTGCGATCTCGCGCAGGAATTCACCCTGAACTATATATGGTGATTGGCTGGCAATGTTGTAGAAAGCCATCATGTTGCGCTGCTTAACGACCTTGCCGGTTGCATAGTTAGCAGCCACAAAGTCAAAGCTGTAATTGCCGATGATGTCTGAGAGCTTGATCTGCCCGTACTTCGGAATACCTGGAGGCGCGTTGGTGATGGAGTATTCCATCTCGTCTGTACCGAATTGCTGGATCATGCTTGCAACCATCTCACACATAGGCTGCAAAACTTCAAGTTCATAATCCCGGATGAACAGCTTGAAAACGTATCCGCTTTCGTTGATAACTTGGGAGATACCGCTAGCAGTTCCGGATGCTTGGCCTTGACCAGCAGCCAGCTCACTAATCCCCGAAGACATCTCTATCATTCCGCGATAGAGATCGATGATTTGATAAGACTGCTGTGGCGGGACGAAGTTTGGTAGTGGATAGATGGCTTTGGAGGGATCACCAACCACTCCAACCTTTCCACCCGGACAGTTCCCCATATCTAGTTGATCGTGATCTATATCTACCTGCACATCATACGCAAACCGTTGGTTGATGCCTATGTTCCAATTGTCGGTTATCATGTTCGTAAACACGTTAACCGCTTCATTGAGATCGCTGATTTTTTCGATCAGCCCGATCCCATACACATCGCCCTTTACCTTGATGTATGGACAGTCAAGGATCGGTATGCGTTTGTGAGCAAACGGATTAGGCCCCGTGTAAAGTAGAACAGGTGGTCCGTTATACACCCTACGCTTATAAGCAGAATAAGAAGCGTTGCGATATTGATATCTCCTATCCTTCCATCCAATTGCATCCGCATCCTCCCCGAAGGTGCAAAGAGTTACTGTCTTGTCCGTATCATTCCAAAGCTCTGCCATACGGATGATGATGCCATCGCGATCAAGATCACGATACTGGCTTAGGCGACGAGTGAGTTCAGCAAGTGCTTCTGGGTAGTAAAGATCAGGATTCGATTCAGCCGCCCTGCGCATCTCGCCCCATGACGTTTCCATCACATGAGCTTTGATCTTTTCGTCAGGATCAATAAGCAAGTCATATATGTCAATAGCTATAAACTTCGGGCAATTCCTCGGCACCCGCTTAGAGACCATCTTCTGCCCGAGAACAATGTTGTTTCCGTCCTGATCCTTCTGCGGAACCATTACTGGCTGACCCTTGCCGTCTTTCTTTGGCCCACCTGTAGAGGGGTCCATCACCGGCATCATCGCGAAAACTGGCTCCGGACCGTTTACAACATCATAATCCCAATCCCAATCGACCTTGATCCCAGCGTGTCCGTAGATTGCGATATCCCGAATCTGCATCTCAAGGAAGCGTGTCCAGCGTGCGCGTTTAAGGCAATCAAGAATCACGCACTGCATCTTCATTGCCGCGTCTTCGGAACCGCCCTTTGCTCTTACTTCGATCGGCGGATCGAGAGAGAAAAATGCATCATGCACGCGCGAGACCACTGTTTCAGTGTTCGAAGAAGCATAGGGAACGAAAGTATTAGAGCGAGGGGTAAGATTATCAGGATACATACGGCGATCACGTTGGCCAATATACTGACGATAAAAGTATGCACGTCGTTGGTCATATGGCCTCCGGAAGTTCCGCAAGCGTTGAAGTTGGTCTAGCGTCCACTGTGTAAGCTGGCCTTTGTTAATATACGTAAGAGCCGCATCTGGATTGCGCCCAGTCTCTCCACCGCCCATTGCATCAATGGTCGATCCAGTACCTACACTTGTAGGTTGGGTATATTGAGCAACCGCCGCTTCACCTGTGATATCGTTGGCCATGGTCTTTTTAGTTTACAGCTTGTTCAGATATGCCCACCAATATGTAACAGTTAAGCCAGAGCCATTATAAAGCGAGAAATAACTATTCTCTTGCCCTGTATCGAAAGTAAAGGTCTGGTTCTGCGGTATACGGAAGTCTGTTGCAATCGCAGCTACCGAGCTATTCCCAAAGCGAATGTTAACATCCTGATTCGCGTTGATAGCTATGATGCGTCTCTGGGTCGGTGCGCCCGGATTAACAGAGATTGCCGCAGTCGCTCCTCCGGTTGTTTGTGATCCGCTATTAGCGGGATCGGTACTTAATGCTAAGATCGATGCGAATGTAGCCACAAAATCTCCTTAAAGCTGCGAAATCCAATTGGTTTCTCTATTGATATGCCAAAGTTGAGTAGGATAGTTAGCTGTTCCACTAGCAGGCGGTGCGGGCTGTGAAGTCGCGGACCCTGCTATGAAGTGAGAGACTTGAGCATCACTTATATTTAAGCCGCCGAGTGAAATGCAACCTGTGCCGGATGTTACGGCTGAATCTGAATAGTTACCGATAACGTTTCCATTGTGTAACATGTATAAAATGGTGCCAATAGCCGCGAGGGTGATAGTGTCTCCCGCCGCCCATGGCTTTGTAAGCTGCCACGTAAAATGGTATTGCGTACCAGACGGGGATAAAAATGGAAGAGAAAATGGTATCGGAACACCGCCAATCGAAAAGGTCGCGGTTCCATCCCCATTATTGCTTACACTAAAGTCATAAGATGACGCATCAAGTGCCCCGGTTCGGACTTGAACAGTCGCTCCTCCGGTTATCGCGAGGACATCGGTTTTAAATTGAGCAAATTGATCGGCGGGAAAACTAGCCCCAGTTAAAATACTAATACCATCGCCTGTCCACGGCCCGGCATAGTTTGCTATGATACTTGCGTTAGACATAACGCATTCATTGCTGAGAAGTTGACAGGGATAATCACCCGGCGGGAACTCACTGCTATCGGCGGTCCAATTGCCACCATCACTTAGCGGGTTCTCGTTCGCCCGTATCATCGTGTCGCTGAATGTTTGGGTGAGCACGACAATGGGATTGCAAGCGGTAGGAGTGAAATTAACCCCAGTTATATTGCTTCCATTAACGGTCTCTTCAGCCTGCGCAGGAGAGAATAAAGCGCCCACTAATTCGGGTATAACTACATATGTATCATTTGGCAAAGCGGGACTAGTATAGTTACCGGCACCATTGGCAGTTGTAGTAAACACCGTTGCAAGATTAGTCGAAACAAAAACAACGGTTGCACCGGCCCCCAAGACTCCTAGACTGCCGCTAATGGTATAATCAGGAAAGCTGTTATCAAGGAAGCCTAGTGCAAGGCAACCCCACGCACTTGATGGAGCCGTGATGAAAGTTGGTGTGTAGGTTCCAGCCGTGGCCTCGATATTATAGATGGCCGAGTTATTAGTCCCGGCTGCGTTAATCCAACCGGCCGCATTGGTAATAGACGAACCCCCCGCAGGAATCGCAATCCCCACGATTAAGGTAGGCGATGCCGCGACAGTGACACTAGATGCAGGTGCTGTACTTGACCCTGTTGTATAATTAAACGCAAGGAGGGGATTGCCGTAGTTACCTGAAAATTGTAGGACTTGCGCGATGGGAAAACTTAAATTCATTCGCGATGCTTGCAAAATCCCGGTGCCGGGAATAACGCCCGCAGTGGAATACGCGAAAAAATCAAGCGTTAGCGTTGCAGTGCGCGTGGCGACAGCAACCCAAGCGATAAGATAGCCATAGCCTCCAGCCTTCGGTATTTCAACTGGCTTATACGTATTTTGGCTATCGTACAGAGTGTATCCGTAGCTCCCCCCTGTTGGGTCGGGACCAGCCGATTCAAGCCACGCCACTATTAAGTTACCCTTAGTAACGCTCAAGGTTAATGAAGGCTGCGATGCACCGAAGGAGAAGTCATGGGCTTCATTGACAAACGCGTATGCCATTATGGTTTACAATTCGCGCAAACAGCGCCAGTTTCGGTGGCGTGAAACCGTGCTACGTGCTTATTGCATTCAACACAAATCGCGGTGTTTCCTATCGGAGCAACGAACTTTTCCACAATTCCTGGAATGCCTTGAGGGCCTGCTACACCTTCAGGACCAGTTTTACCAATCGGACCTGGAGCACCATCTAAACCTTTCGGACCCATAGGACCTTGGATACCTTGTTTACCGTCTGATCCCCTTCGACCTTGAGCACGAGTCCCGCTACGAGAGATAACCCATCCAAAGGTTGATATACTTATCGCAAGACTTACCAATTCGATTATCATTGCGAAAAGCTCCCTATTGCAGAGACGACAATTGGCGAGGTGGCTTGGTCGCCTAGTACGACAATGGCTGTGATGACGTAGTTGTTTGCCATTTTAGACGTACCATATTAAAACATCTGGCGCAACGGCAGGAATACCTGAGCCAATTGCACTAGTCGCAGCACCGATTCCTATACCCGTTGAAAAGCTGCCCATAGCAAAAATAGTCGGAGGTACTGCAAGGGTAGCGCCTACGGCAATAGGCACCCACCACACAACCCCAGTTCCCAAGGTTGGCGTCCCGGCGGTGTTGTAAAATTGCAAATAAATTATGGTAGACGCCTTGTTCGCGACCAGGAGACCATACACACTTCCCGGCGAGGCTTTGATATTTTTTACACCCAGCGCTACAGCAGTACCGACCAAACAAGTTGCCGTGACTGGAGCGCTAGCGTTGATTAGCAAATTTCCGTTATTGTCGTATACCGGCATTTTATTCCTCCGTCCCCATGGCTATAACCCGTACGTTTCCGGTCGCGAGGGCAGCGGACAGGTTGACGTTGAGAACATTATTGGCCGCAGCGGAAAGAATCCCAACATTGCCTAAGTCTAGTTCTTGCTCAAGGCCATCACCAATTACGGTTGTTACAGCGGTTGTTGGCACGAAGACATCAAAAGAGATATTTATAGATGTGGTTGCGTCTTGAAAGTTCAGTGTCAGAACGGCCCCGGCAGCCAATGATGAATTATCCGTAACCTCGACGAAAAGCTTAAGTAGCCTAAATTTCTTTCCCGATGTCGGCGTCCAAACTGCCGTGTTGCCAGAAGCGGTGGCTTGCGCCGTACGAAAAATATGCGGGGCACGTTGGCGGTCCCAAGTTGACCCATTATATAAAAAGGGATAATTAAAAGAAAATAATTGTGTGTTCTGCGCGTTACTAGGAAGAGTTTGACTATTAGAAAATCCATCGTTGGCGGCACCGCTTACACCAAAAGCGGCCACTCGCAGCATCCCTGCCAAATTCTCGGATAGAAGAACCTGGTCACCTTCGGTCCACGTCGGGGCGGATGCGTTAGCAAGCGCCGGTAACACACCTAAGTTGTTTCCGTCCGGTGCTGCGTTGTTATTGGTTTTAGCCCCCGCAACAGTTACAGAGCCTGTGATCGTTGTAGATGCTAGTGTAACTGCGGGGGTGTTGGTAATATAAGCATTGACACCAGGTACGGTAACAGCACCGGGAGAGGTTCCATAAGCTGAGGGTGCCCCGAGAACCGTGCTATCCCATTCGGTGATATTCGTAGAAGCATTTGCAGGCGGGGCAGTAGTAACTGTCCCACTAACGGGTTGAACCGTTGTACCAGTAGGATCAACTCGAACAGGGTTTGTTGGAGTACCGAGGATATTGGTTCCATTAGTAATCTCAACAGGCCACGCATTAGCAACTGTATTTGGAGAGCCTTGGTTGCTAGTAACGGTTCCAGAAATAGGAATAACAGTCCCGCCAACTATACCTTGAACAGTCAATACATCCGCATTCGGACTACCAGCAGTTCCCAATATCGATTGGCCAGCGGTATCAACTAATGCAACTGCTTCCGCTTCAACGACGTTGCCGCCAATAGTGTTCTCGAATGTCTGGACCTTCTTGCCTGTTGAATCCGGCGGAACTTGGATATATCCGTTTGACATTAGAGCGATCCTATTATACTAAAGAATACACTAAAGAATGCCATTAAGTGGATAAAGCTGTTCATATGGCAACGTTGGCCTTGGATGATCGTCGGAATTAACGACGGTCCACCGGGAGCTGGCGTCAATTCATAAAATAGTAATGGTGCTAACATTATTCAGAGTCCTTATTATATTCTATGATAGAACCATCATCATGTTCAATTGAGATATGCGGGTGTTTATAAAGTTTCATCCGGTCGATTTCCCCGCGTTGGTCGGCCTCGATGAGTTTGTGGATTGTGTATTCCAACATCTCAACAGTTTCGCGCATCTTTTCTTTGGGGGTGTTGCAAAGAAGCCCCACAAACTGAACCATCATGCATTTCTTGCAGTTGAAAGTAGGCTTGGTGGTCTTGCCATATGTATATCTATGGATGTCACAGACCAAAACAAACTTGTCTTTATCGAGCATCTCCGATGCGAACTTCTCAAGCATCTGAGAGTTGAGTAAGCTATTAGCGTCCATCCCTGTCCTCCGAAGAAATAGTCCGGCCAGTCTTAGGCTCGACACTTTCGAGTGGAGCCACCGGGAGGGATCGGTGCTGGCCGGAACTTGAAGCGGCTAATATTTGCTGCCGCAGTATTTCTAGTTCTTTCTTAAAGAAAGTTTGGGTATATATAGATTCAACTTGATTAAAGAACTGCCTAGCTCTGAAACCTACTAGCAATGCTAGGACCCATTGCAGGTGGAGTCCCAAGGCTACTAGTATCAATGCGGTTGCCGGAACCATCACTCCTAAAATCGCACCAAGTTCCGGGCCGATCTTATTAGCGAGGTATTTGATGCTGGCGTTAAGTTCGCCGATTACTCCAAACCGTTTAATTCGGGATTGAGTAGTCCAAGCATCAAATGCACTCAACAGAAACAGGATGATTGCAAGAACAAGAGTCATTGTTTAGCTGAAGGTTACAGCGTTTTGGCTGATGACGTTCCATTTGCCTTGGTATGCCATGAGGGTCACGCTAGCCCCAGCATTGGCCGCGAAGGTGGCGACGTTAACAGTAGCAGCTCCGGTTTGTAGCAAACCAGTTGCAGTAATCGTGTGCGCGAATGCGGTGTTGGAAGTAACGATGATTGTAACACCATCAGAGGTTCCAACGGTCGGAGCCGCAAGAGTATTCGCTTCCATGGATGCTTTTGTAATTACATAGGTTGCAGAGGTATTAGGTGGTATTGCAAAGTTGACAGCCGCGGCGATTGGGGTATCCGTAAATCCAGAAGCCTTTACAACCCCAGTGGCTGTGATATTAGCAGCATTTACCGTGCCTGTAAAGGTCGGCGAGGCTAGCGGAGCCAGCAGACCTTCGGCGGTTGTTGCTCGGCTGGTTTCAACTCCGACAGCCAGATCGGTATAAGCCGTTGTTGCAATGTCCGTGTTATCGGTTAATGGAGCTTTGGTTGGAGCAGTCGGAGTTCCAGTAAACGCCGGGGACACCAACGGCGCATATCCAGCCGCAACTCGCGCTGCTGTTTCAACAGCCACTGCGCTATCTGTATAGGCTGTGGTTGCGAGCTGGGTATTGTCAGTTAGAGCCGCAGCGGTCGGTGCTGTCGGAATTCCCGTGAAATGCGGTGAGTTAATCGGTGCGCCAGCGGCCCCAGTTTCAAGCGCCTGCCAAACGCCAAACTGTTTGATATACAACAGTTCTGTAACCACATCCCAATACATACTTCCATCGGGAGCAACGTTAGGTTGATCGGTTGCGGTCCAGGTGATGAATTTTGCGTTTACTTTATCCGATGCGAAGTTTGACATCAGTTCTACCTTATCCCTCTAAGAAAGTGTGGGCGGTTTTAACGTCACCGCCCTTAGACGTTTAACTTGGGATCGTAACTGTATTTCCACCGGCAAACGTGAGAGCACCAGTGTTATTTCCAGCCGCGCCTGCGAAGAAGCGACCGACTGAAGTTCCAGCAGTACCGAGTGAGATCGAAACCGCCGCAAGGATGTTACCATCGAATGCGGGGCTGCCGGTTCCAGCGAAGGTCGCGGAAGAACCAACGAGCCACCAAATGTTCCGTGCAAGAGCGCCATTGAGAAGAGTAATAGTCGTTCCAGCGCCGAAGGTTAGTGTAGTGCCGATCTGTTCAATGAATACCGCGTTCGGATTGCCTTGAGCGTCGAAATTAACGTTCGCAGCTCCCGTGGTGCCTGTTGACGAAGCAACGGTGAACACACCGGGGGTAATTGTATAGCTATTGAGCGAACCTGGCAATGCGCCATTGCTTGCTCGCGTTGTGCCGTCGTTCCAAGCGGCTAGAACCGCAGCTTCCGCAGCAAGAGCATTAGCATTGTCCACATCGGTTCGCCCGGTGATCGTCGGGGAGCCAGTTATGGATGAACCTGGGCTCAGATATGCATTTCCGTTAATTGTGGTTGAGCCGGTGTTTGAAATCGAAGCCTGAGCCCCGATTGCGTAGGTAGCGGCGAATCCAAGTTGAAGTCCGCCTGGAGCGCCTGCACCGAAACTAACACCACCGCATCCACAAACAAGCCACATACCTTGATAGGCCATCAGCTCGACGCTAGCTCCCGCGTATGACGGGAATAGAACGTAATCAGCAGGAGTAGACGTTGCGCCGGTCAGGAGAAGCCCCGGTGCACTGATGATATGGGCATAGTTGGTATCGGACCAGATGGTGATGATTTTACCATCACTGAGCGGTCCGTTACCAGGAGCCACGACCTTGGGGCCAAGTGAAGGCGCTCCAAGGGTAAAGGTTGTCGGCGCAGCCGCTGTGATGACGTATGTGCGCTGAAGGTTAGGGTCAATGTTATAGATTGGCGTTGCGCCCGGAGATGCAATGGGAAGGGCATATGTATCCCGCGCGAGTAGGTTATGTGAACCGCTTAACCACTCGACATCGGAAAGGTGCCCGAGATTGGGGTTCTCATTTCTGAACAAGCTCATGTTTTTATATTCTCCATTTGCTCGTTTAGATTAGATTCCCGGCATGTAAACGGAAGCCACGATGTTGAGGGTATTGGCAGCCGTTCCAGTTGCGCTGAGAACATAAGTAAAGCCAGTCTTCGTGATCGTCGAAACATCGATACCAACATAGGCCGTAGCGGGTTGAGTTCCGCCGCTAACTGACACCGCAACCGCAACCGGGGTGCCGTTCTGAACGTCATTGAGGGTAGCCGCCGGATTAGTTTCCACAACTGACGCGAGGTTGTTGACCGTGACAGTCGAGGCTGACGTTGCGATAACCGTGAAGGTACCGTTGTTACCGGAGTTCGTGAAGCCAGCGATCGTGACCGAATCCCCAACGATGATGCTGGAATCCGCACTCGTGGAGTGATAGGCCGCTGTTCCGCCTTGAACCGCGCCTGCATGCGTTTCCGCAATGGCATTCGCATTAGCGAGCGTAACAGTCGTAGCCGTGGACGCAACCGCGATGAAAACGCCGTTGTTGCTCGCGTTCACAAAGCCCGTAACGGTAAAGTAGTATCCAACAAACGCATTAGCTGCGCCGCCGGTGATCGTGCCGGTATAAACAGCATTGCCGCCGGACGAGGCCGCAACAGCCGTGAGGGTCAATGAGCTAGTCGTGAAAAGCCCCGCATCAACGGACTGAAGCGGAAGAACGATCTGCTTGCCGAATGAAGCCGAGCCATCAATAAAGTTGACCGTTCCGGACGCCGTACCGCCATCAAGAACAATCGTTGCTAGACCAACCATCGTGCGACCGAGCGGACCGCCGTTGTTATTCGCAACGATCTGACCAGCGCCAGCCGGTTTCGGCTGACCGATATAACTGAGATTGGGAACATTATTTGCCATGTCTTTTAATTTCCTTTTTTAGTTTGAGGTTTACTGCCGGGAAATCGATTTTGTGGGATCAAGTGGGATACTAATCCGCCTGACATCTCCACAACTTGTACATACTAAAATTATCCAAACAAACGTATCGCCAGTGTGGCCCTTAACCTCAGAGCAAAAGAATCTGTGATTGTTACTGCAAGTATCCCCGCTCTTCGCCATTTTCAACCCTCTTAATCCAATTACAATTGGCACAAAGCAATTGATATGTTTTTTCAATTTTTGGTAGGTCTAATAAATATCTGTAGTATACTTCTCCATGCCCTAACTTCTCAAACTCTCGCGCCCCGCCTCCATTAATATGATCTATTTGCAAGGCACGTTCATCATCAAACCCACATCGAACACATTTACCCCCCAGCTTTTCTAATACGGACCGACGGAGTTGTATGAACCGATTATGCCTACGCCTGTTAAATTCAATGCGCTTTTCCGGGGTATGTGCGTGATATCTTAAACGGGCCCGCGCATTATATTCTTCTAAAGTTAAGCAAGAACCCCAATAGTAAGGTCGTCCTTCTGATAATCGCTTCGCTTTCCACGCTGCTACCACTTCTGGATTCCTACATTTATTGTCCGAAGCCACTTTTCCCCGTCCTCTTGTTTAAAAGTGCCTTAACACCAAACTTCTTCCCATCATGATGAACGGCTATGATGCCGCCCGGATCGACGTTCTCTTTGTTGTGATCGCCGGTTACTAGGCTTGAAACTTCTTTGAGAATGCTGGAATGGGCGACTGTGAGGCTTGGGGTGCCTTTGGAAATCCCCGCTTGGATCGAGTTCAGAATCGGCTTCTTAACGCGAGCTTTGAATTGGTTCAGCGACTCGCCATTTGGAATTTGCTCGTCGGGATGACGTTGGAAGTATTCGATATCGTCTTGATGAGTAGCCTTGTCTTCGCCAGCGAGATAACCAACGTTCCAAGATCGAAGGTTGGGGTCTGGGGTATAGTTCAGCCCCTTTGGTTCAAGAACCGCGCGAGCCGTCGTTTGAGCCCGCTGCTTATCAGAACTAAAGCCATCACTAAGTTTAACACCAGAGAAAAAATCAGCCGCTTTGTGTGCGTCATCGATACCTCGGTCATCGAGGGGCGGGTCTAGTGGACCCCTAAACTTGTTGCTCTCATTCAAATCTGTGGTTCCGTGACGAACAAAGTAAGCCACTATCGAAGGTGTTTGATCGGTCATAGGACCCATTTTAGGTGGAATGATTATCTTTCCAAACCAACGCAACGTAAGCTGCGAAAGCTGGCCATTGCAGCATCTCGCCTGTCCAGATGAAAAAGTCCCCCGGACTTGCGATTCCCACGTGCGGAATCATGATCCAGTCGGCTAGAAACTTAAGATGAACCGCCGCCGACCATACTGAATGGATATCATCCATCAATGAGCCCGGAACCAGTGTTCCAAACTGCGGTGAGACCCAGACCGGCATAACCCCCCGATTAGCCGTAATAACAAGCATATTCAAAGCAAAACCAAAGTAAAGCGCCATCGTGGGGCCGAACAGCCATTGCCAGTGGGGGAATTTGATTTTCATTTAAGTATAGGACGATGAGTTACGTCTAAACCTCGGAATTGGATTGTATTCGTCTGTATCTGCGAATCCTGTTACATCTATTGCTGGTGAACCACTTTGGAAGAAATCCATGTCCTTCGAGCGCTGGGTTTGCTTGCGGCCTTTGGGTCTGAGCGTCATTGCATACTGAGTTGCGTTTAACAGATGGTCGTTTCTCTTGCGCGGCTTCTCTTTGGAAAGTCCCTTTTGAGGTCCAACGGCGAAGGAATCCCAAGTATAGTGAGTAATCTCATGCTCAAAATTAGGACAACCATCGATAAGATAGAACTTGGGATGACGACTATTAGGAGTGATTGTAGCGTTGATATACTCTCTAGAAACATTCAGTCCGTAATCTTCTCCAACATCAGGCAGTCGTACTGGGATTCCGGCCTCGCGCCAGAGCTGGGCTCCTGTTTTGTGAGTCTCAGCGTTGCGTTGGCTGCCCCATTTAGGATCAAGTAGCCAGATGTCGATTGGGTCTCCACCGCATTTGATCTTGATGCTTTTGGCATGTTCACTGACTATTTGCTCCCGCTCGTAATACTCACGGTATCCGAACAGATCGCCGTTGTCTGAAACTGCAATCCATATAGCGGCTGTGACACCTGTTGCGGCGGGATCAATACTGACAATACGTTGCCAATAACGCGGTATAACGAAAGGTCGTACCACATGTTTGGCGCGGTCCCACATGGGGTATACAAGTCCGGACCGCCTAACGAATTTTCCATAAAGCCTCGCGCCCTCTTCTGGATCACCTGCCCACATCTCTAGCAACCGAGTCTTCTCTATTTCAGGGACAAACGGGCTGTTAAGAGTACTAAGCTGGCAAAACTGCAAGTCATGATTACCGGCCAAAAACTCTTCGTAAAGATCAAAGACCCATGGGGTGCGAACACCAGAATTAATGTCGGTAAGAGGAGTAAGAGTGAGAAGAATACGCCCGCCACAGTCCACAGTGCGTTGATAACACTCATCATAGACATCAGATTCACATTCCTCGTCAATCCAAACTAAATCAACACTCGCGCCTTGAAACTTCTCTCTTCCCGCATCTGCTGACTTACCTGTAATGATACTGCCATTTTCAAAGAATACTTGGAAGTCGCCGTCTTTGACATCCCTAATCGAACCATCGTTCGGTAGAAATGGCGGATGGTTCTTGCCATACCGGAGCTTTTCATGCCAGATGACATCCCTCAGAACGCTGAAGTCCAAACCCACTACCCAGATGTTTTTGGGTCCATCTGGGATTGGAAGGTCTTTGACGTATTCCCAGGCTGGTTCGTTTCTGAAGTAATCTTTTCCAAGAGCCCAGGCAACGGCAATGAACGCGCCCAAGATCGTTTTACCGCTTCGATTTCCACCGAGGAGGCCGAAAACCTTAACACCAGCATCGAACCGTACGAGTGCTTCAAGTTGTTCCTCCCAAGGCTTAAAATACTTAATATAACTCTTAGCCTGCCTCTTCTGGATCAGAAGGTCCAGAGCTGCTAACCTCTCGGCTTCCGGCAGTCTATTAAGCTCATTAAGAGCTTGGTCCCTCTTGCTATAGTCCACCACTTTACCCGCCCAATACAAACTCTGCCGTGGTGCCCGCCCCACTGCCAGTCAAACTCAAAGCTGTGATACCAGCCCCGCCAGCAGCCTCAAGGAAAGTAATAGCTGATCCCGGCTCAAGCGTTACCACGGGATTCAAGCCCCCACCATTCGGCGTCCACGTAACAGATAGCGTTTGTGATGGATGCAGGTTCTTGATATAAACAAACTGAGTCGGTGAGATCGGTAAGCTAATCGAAACTGGGCTGGTGCCAATCGAAGCCGTTTGCAGCTCCGTAAAGGCGCTTCCAGTCATGGCAAGCCCCGCGAATAGCTTAGTATAGGCTACGGTGCCAGTCTGACCATCGGTTATATTAATTGACCCAACAATACTTATTGTAATTGCCATTAAGAACAACCTCGCATATACCGGGCAACGGCTAAATGCTCTTCCGCCGTACCGTTACTTTTTATATTATTTGCCTTATGACTAATTATAGCAATATTGCCCTTTATATATCCCTCGAATGAATTGGTTCTATCAATCGAAGGACTATTATTGCTAAGTGTTCCCTTACCACGTCCGGTGATTAAAGGTATGCCCAGAATAGGACAAATGGCTGGAATATGAATATCAGAGATATCGATATTAAAATCCCATCCACATTCCTGTGCTCGATGTTTAGCCCCTACCCATATCTTCCATTCTAGTGTATTAGACTGACCGTGCGTATGCCAATGATTACGACCGATTAAAAGGCATCCACAACTACGTGTTCTACCGCTCTTTAAATTCTTCGCAGAAGTAGTCGTTATATTACCACAATCGCATTTACAAATCCAACGAGTTTCCATTTTGAAACGTCCTAATAGTCCAGAAGCTATTAAACGTCCAAATCGCCGATTTGTTAAATCCTCACAAGGTTTCATTGAATTGAAACCTTCTCTTTTTTGCTAATAGAGGCTCGAATAAGATCGAGGTCCTTTTGGCTGAGTTCGCCGAATATATTTACTTGCCCCTCTCCAGATGCCCAACCCTTTATTTTACATATCTTTAGGAGCACTTCAGCGCTCTTGTCATTAGCGCCTTCTTCTTCAAGCTTCTGGGCTAACACCTGCATCTTGCCAACAACGCTGTCTTGCGTGAACGAAGGGTCCCTGGCTAGCTCACTATGATATCTATGTCGTTCAAGCCAAAGGGCTTTCTGAAAACTAACCCTATTCAGTATCTTATGGCATTCCTCGCTGGTAACTTCCTCGCCGAGTTCAGTAACGGCTTGCTTCAATGAGCACCCAGTCTGTGCCATCAGCAGTATTGCTTCTTGCATCCAGTTGCTCAGTTGGAATGGTTTGCTCATAAAACGAACTACTCGCCCTTCGTATATCCCACTAAGGGATATACACAAATGAGAGCGTTTTGTTACACACTATTTTGCCACTTAAGTGCTTTAGAATCAGTAAATGCTCTTTTTAGGGCTAAGTAGTCCTATTCATGGGACTTAAAGTCCTTTATAATCAGTGACCACCCTTTTGACACAAATTATTTTCATGTCCCGTCTAGATTGAAAACCAGATCAATTTTGCGCAATTATCGCTAATTTTCGCTTAAGTCCTTTATTTATCGATATATACACCATAATCGCCCTAAGCCCTTGATTCCAAACACCTTTAACTCCTTTGACCTTAATCAGTTATAGCTAGGCTATCTGTTGCATTTTCAATTTCTTAAATCTCGCTGGGGCATAACCAACACCAATCCCTTTCGCGAAATTTACAAAGCCCCAACTCCATTGGTATCGCCAATGCTTACAACAAGATAGCTTGTAGGAAGCTGCTAATATAAAGAGCGTTTGCGAATTTTTCTGAAATGTGAAAAGTGGCAGCAAGGCAAGCGACACAAGGGAGTTATGGCTTATGACACAACATGCTATGAACGTGGCTGTAGCGTTGAAGATACTGACGCCAAGGGAAGTTAGCAGCGGGCAATGGTTCTATCATGGGCAACTCAATGGAAAGTATGTGTTGCGGAACATGAGAACTGGACAACGAAGGCTAGTCTAACACACTGGAGGATATGATGATCGTTATCAAAGCAAACGAGATACAGCGAACGATACTGAAGCTTGCGACTGTGACACATCAAAAGCGAGCGATTAAACAAGGCAAGCTGAATGCTAAGAGATTCAAGCGTATGATCGGTAAACGAGTTTTCGTCTAGAAGTTATGGCGAAACATGGGCTAACTGCCCATGTATGCTGGTAGATAGCCAGCACTGATGAGCCACGAATGGAGGCTAACATGAAGATTCTACAGTGGTTAGTTGGACGGAAACTGACGAAGAACGAGGAGTTGCGGATGTTGCTGTCGAAATTGCGACGTGCAGCATGAGCGATGAATACGTGATTATCGCGGGGAAGAGGTATTGGCTATGAGAGCGGTGACCGTGTATGACAGGCGACAAGATGGTTGGCGGTATGTTAAAACCGTTGAAGTAGGAGCGGAGTCAGTTCCGTGCTGTTGCAAGCGATGTGCCAAACAGCAAAAAGTGGCAATTGTGCCGCAAAATGGCGCTGATTTGGGCAAATAGTGGCACAGTGATTTTGCAAGTGCTTTGTTTTCAGCAAGCCGAGTTTGGCAAGCGGGTTGCAAGATGGATTGTGCAATTCGGCAGTTCAAAATTCGATGGAATAGCCGACCATCGTCTTAACATTGGCTAAATTGGAGGATATTATGGCACTTAAAGACACGATTGTTTCATTGGCGACTGGGATTGATCCGAAGGCGTTGACGTACAAGAACGATACCAAAAACCGTCCAATGGCAACTAGCAGAAACATTGGCGTGATTCAAGAAGGCGTTCCGGTTCCGGGATTGGCTGGCAAGGTTGGACGGATGCAAGCTACGTTTTGCGTGAATTATCTCAATATCGTTTCGGCTGAGGAATATGAAGTTAAGGCCGAATCACGGGAAGCATCGGAGCTTGAGACGCTTAAGGCGTTGCTGGCGAAGTACGGGAATCCGGATCAGGAATAACCGAATAAAGTAAATTGCCTGTGGATGCTATAACCCATGAGGACTAGCATCCATCGGGGGAGTTTACTTTGATTGGAGGACGCTAAAATGCAATGGAAGCTAAAGATTGCGCTTGGGATGAGTGCCTTGGTGTTGGGATTGCTGTTTAGTCTCACACTAGCGTACGGGCAAACGCTGGCTAAACTGTACAAAACAAGCAATTTAGGCCCGAATGTTGTTGCTGTGGCGTGTTTTTATAGCGGTGATCCGGTGGTTGATAAGCATGGGAGTTTGATAATCGTGAGTTGTCCAAGCATAAACACGAAGTAAGCTTCAATACGGGCGATTATTCCACCTAAAGAGGGTCTATAGTCGCTCGAATGAAGTTTATTTTGGAGGATTATGACAGACAAATCACTGGTTGTGTGGACCATTGTTATCTTTGGCGTAAGTACAATAGTTGCAATTTTGCTTTATGCGGCGATTGGTTATGCTATTGTTCATTTTATTACTAAACTTTGGTAAATTGGAGGTTACAATGACGCGCAGAAAGTTTTCTCAACGGGATTATGATGCAATTGATCGGATGCAAAAGCATAATCTTGGGGGGCAGTTTCGGGATGCCGTTTCCGATGACACGCCGATTGATGAGTTTCGGCGGAGATTAGTGAAAAGGCATGTTGCGGCTAAGATGACGCTTGCTAAGGTTGCGGCTAGGAAGATTACGTGGATATTCCTCCAGCAAGGGATTAAGCGTGGGGATTTGCTGGTTGAGAGTAATGTATATTTGAATTCCATCATTCGCAAGTACGGCATTGAGCCGTTGCTTTGGGATTTTACACGCAAGGTGATTAAAGAGAAACTGAAGGAGCAAGCATAATGGACGAATTAAACGATGACACGATATTTATTACAACATCCGAGGATGGATTTGAGGTTTACTATCCGAATTCTAATGTGCCAGATGTGTATTTGAGCGTGGACGATATGCTGAGGCATGTTAGGGCGAAATTGCAATCCATGAAGTTTAAGGATGATAATATTGCTGGGGGTGTTTAATGGGATTGTATAATCGAAAGCTATTCGACAAGCATATGGATGCTATTGATGCGGCATCCAGTTGTATCTCAGCTGCCATTAGTGGGGATGAGTATGCTGGTAGGATTGCGCATAGGCTGGATGATTTTGTTGAAATATCGGAGTTGTTCGTTAAGAACAAACGAGATATGAGAGATGTGGCTAGGACGTTTCATCGGTTGGTGATTGGTTGTAAGGTGAGTGGATTGGAATCGTTTAAGCTTGAAAGCATACTTGAACGATGTAGATTGAAAGTTAAGGGCCGGTTGTTTATGACACGGATGATATTGGCTGAGGGCGATGCGAAGGCTAAGTGTAATGAGCCGGATAATCATACGCAGCCATGCAAGTGTAGGCCATTGAGATTAAAACAGCTAGCAGATCAGGAGCAATCATGAACCAAGACGGGATGCTGGAGTGTGAAGATTTGATAGAAGTGTTTATGCGTTTCAAGAGTGGTACCTTCGTAAACTGGCCTGCTATTACTAAGGAACTAAATCGTCGTATGTTCCCGCTAGAAACGCCAAAGGAGAAGCCATGAACGAGAAAGATAAGATAATCCAATCCCTAGGGGATGCATATCGATATTGTGATGACGCTGAACGTGCGGGGATTATGATTGCTGCGCATATGATTGCGGTAGATCAGAAGTGGAAACCGAAGAAGTTTCAGGCGGAGGTTAGAAAGGCGGGGACAAGATGAAAGACAACGTAAATTGGATATTGTACGATATTGAACTCTCAATGCGCTATCTCAAGAGTATGCACATAATCGAAGCGTATGAACTTTTAATACGAGTAGTAGTGGAATTAAAAGAAATACGAAAAGGTTTACAATGATTTTTCTAACGATGTTTTTATTCGCAACGTTTGTTTGGTTGTGTGTTTGGAGGCCGTGAATGTCAACGATAATTGAAGAATTCGCAACGCGTGAGGATCGGGACATACGTTATAAAGTATTGAGAGAAAAGCGTCAAAAGCATGTCGGTAAGTTTTCTACGTCCAAACTGCATGAATACGTGATTCCTGAAACGGGCGAGATTAAGACCATTGGAGTGGACGTTTATTGTGTTAGCATCGGGGTTTAATGGACCCATTAGGAGGTGGATTTATGAGAGTTTTAGTTTGTGGGGATAGGAATTGGACGAATCAAGCCATTATATTACGTGAATTGCATACGGTAGAAGATGAATTTGACGAATACATCACGGTTGTAATCCACGGCGATGCGAGGGGCGCGGATACACTAGCGGGATTGGCTGCAAGACAAATGTGTGGCTATGAACATCCCAAGGAACAGGTTGACGATAATACGCCGAAGCTTGAGGTCTATCCCGCTCAATGGGACAAGTTTGGTCGAGCGGCTGGGCCAATTCGCAATCAACAGATGTTGGACGAGGGGAAGCCGGATTTGGTGTTGGCGTTTCATGCGGATATTGAGAATTCCAAGGGCACGAAGGATATGGTTAATCGCGCGAGAAAAGCCGGGATTCCGGTTAAGGTTTTTGGAGTATAACGTGGATTTGCATAGACAATATTGGCAATGTCCACAGTGTCAAGAAACACTTGGTGCGTTTACAGATACGAACTTGGAGATTATCAAACGAATGCATCTGGATGCGCATCATAAGCTTTGGATCGGACAGAATCCGTTTGATTATTTGCATTTGAACAACCATACACGGTATTTGCGGGAATCGACCGGACAATGGGAGGACTGGAGTGATGTGGAGTTTTTGACTGGATGCGGGATTGCAGTTGAGTTTGAGGACAAACGAACAACAGAACAGCTTGAGAAACGGTATAAGCCAAGAGATAACTTTGCGGGAGGGTTTTGATGCGCTGGATCGAGTTGGATGAGGATTATACGTGGTTTATTGATAATGGTGTAGACGATGAACGACAACCTTAACGATCTTTGGATTGATGTTGGCGGTGAGGCGTGAGCGATAAGCAAACCGCGTTGGAGATGCTTGAGGCTCTTCCATACTATCAATACAGTTCACACTATGAACTTTGCAAGCGCATATATCAAATCGTCGCCAAGCTACGCGAGGAACAGGATACATATGAGCGAAGTCATCCAAGGCGAGATTGACGTTAGGTCGAGATGTGAGCAATGCGCGAAGGATATTGAGGGAAGTTACCGATAAAATCTATGAATACGGGAGCCAAGAATGAATGAATCAGCGTTGAAAATCAAGTTACAGGCGATTATCGGACTTGCGAGTGAGATTACCGTGCATAACTTTGATTTGAACGCACGCGCTATTGAGGCTTTGGCTGAGAATACGATTGAAGAAATGATGATTGAGAGCAAAATGGCGACCAGGATTGAGAATGCGCCATTTAGAGCGTGATATGGGCAGCGAATGGACAAACGGTGAGGTTGATTGGAAAGAGCGTTGTGAGCAAACGATCAATCCGACGACTAAATATCCAACTAAGTGCAATGGATTCTTAATGGTAAGTTGGTTTTCGACGCTGATTCCCGATAGATGGTGCAAGAAAACTGAGTGTATTACTTGTCATAATCGGACGTTTAAGCATATCTCAGTTGCGTCAAAGACAGATGCTCCTTTTTACAAGGAAGGACCTAAAGCTGCGGGGATGTTAGAATGTCCAACTTGTCATGTGTTTGTTAATAAAGTCAGCCATCATCGAGGGGCTTTGATGTGTGATTATTGTATAAATGCTAATGTGGAGGTTTATTGATGTTGAAAGCAAAGAATCCAGTTGGGGATAGGTTTATTGCGAATATCGGTCAGCCAACAATCGGAACTGATCCGGAGGTGTTTGCATTGGACGGTAAAGGGAAGTTGTTTCCGGCGTTTGAGTTTTTACCGCCAAAGCACGCGCCACATATTAACAATCACAAATGGGGTACAACGAACTCGTATTGGGATGGGTTTCAAGCGGAATATCGGTTTAGTCGGGGATATAGTTGTTTCATAGAATTGATGATGAATGTGCAAGATGGGTTGAATCAGATAGCAACTAAAGCGAAAGAGAAGGATGCAAACGCTAAGTTAACGCTCAAAAACGTATTTCGCATACCTGCTAAGACGCTTAAGGATGCGTTTGATCCGCATGTTGAGCTTGGATGTGAGCCGAGTTTCAATGCTTATGGATTAAAGGCAACGACTGTTGAGAATCCAAGGGAATTGAGATATCGGTTTGCCGGTGGGCATATGCATTTTGGAACCGATTACGCAGTTCGGGATCGTGAAATTGCGGTTAAGACATTGGATAAGATTCTTGGACTTTGGAGCATTGGAGCGGCCAAATCGATTGATAATCCAATCAGGCGACGATATTATGGGTTGCCGGGTGAGTATCGGAAGCCAAAGTATGGTGTTGAATATCGGGTTTTGAGTAACTTTTGGCTATCGCATCCAATTGTTTATCAGGCAACGTGGGAGATTGGGCGGATGGTTGCAATGTTTGCATATAGCAAGTTCGCTGATCTTTGGGTTGCGCCGGAGGAGATGGTTATTGAGGCGATTACAAACTCCGATACGAAGATAGCTAAGAAGTTGTTAGAGTTGAATAAACCGATTTTCCTGTGGCTGTTTGGGCAACGGGGATGGAGTTTGCCAGAGCGAGAGCGGTTGTTTAATGTTGGGATTGATGGAATTGAATCCATTATTCGCGATCCAGAGGATATTGAAGGGAATTGGAAGGGAAAGATTGATCCTTGGGGCCATGATAAACAGCATACTTGGTTGGGGTTTGTAACGAGCGGAGATAAGCTAATCTAATGAAAATCACATGCCCAATCTGCCGGGGACGATTTTTTCTCAATCATAAGGTTGTGAAGTCGATTGGGCGATGTCCAATGTGTGATGATAACAAGTTTGTGGATACGGAGATTGTGTGCGCATGTGGACGGCCAGTTGTGAAAATGGTTGAGGGGACGCTGGTTTGCGCCGCTAATGACTGCGCGAAACGTGCGGTTACGCTGAAGGACAAAAAGATTGATGTTGTTCAACAAGAGTTTGATGCGTTTGGGGAAGGCAGCATTTATTGTGGACACTAACGCCAAAAGTTCTGCCCGTTGTAGGGATGGAAACGCGCCCCGACGGTGGCAAGACCGCAGTGGCCCTGTATGGGCCAAGGAGGGGAACCTTCGCATCTTATCACTTTGTTTCGGTTGATGCGGGAATGGTTTTGCGATTAGGTCAATACTGAACGTGGAGAAAGTGCGGCTAAGTGTAAAAGCCCTCGGCCTTGGTCGAGGTTCTTACTGCGATTTCATTGAAGCGTTTAGCATATCTATGACCGGCTATTTCGATTAACTCAAACATCGGGACAGGACACAAACTCTAGCGAACGGGCAGAAACTCCTATGAATGAATGCATGTATTGTAAGACAAAGGCAACGGAAAAGCAATTGAAAGACCATGAATTATGGTGCGCGGTCAAAATTCACACGGATAAACGATGATAGAGATATATACCGATATTTGGGATCATTACAACAAGCCGAATACGACTGTGTTGTTTACATATGCGACACAGTTGAAAAAGAATGGCTTGGCGTACATGGCGCGTGGGACATCTTGTCAAGCGAAGCATCGGATCGCGGGGATTGAGAAACGGTTAGGGAGAGCAATTTCTTTAAATGGCCCTCTAATACAAGCAATTTACCCGAATCTTTGGGCGTTTCCGACAAAGCAAAGGTGGTTTGGAGAGGCGCGTTTAAATATGATTATGATAAACATCCTACAGCTTACTGGATTAGCTGCTAACTCACCAACGATAAGATTTTATTTTCCTCGACCCGGATGCGGGCATGGGGGGTTGGATTATAGAGCGAGCGGGATCAGGACAGCTTTAATGGTATTGCCAGATAATGTTTTTGTTTGTTGTAAAAGGGAGAAGGAATGAAGCCAGCTAAGTTGTTTGTTTACGGTATCTTAAAGCGCGGGTATAGCCTTGATCTTGGGCAATTCCCTGAAACTTCATTCACCGGGGAAGCGTTTCTTCAAGGCGCACAGCTTCATGCAATTGGGAGTGGGGTTGGATTGAGGTTTGTCCTAGACCCATTGGAGGTGGCTCACGGGGAGGTTTGGGCGATTCCGGATAGCATGTGGGACTATCTCGATGAGATTGAGAGCAATGGGAGGGTTTATACGCGCAAGATTGTGGATGTGAAACAGGAGTTTGCTACTGGGCCTGATTATGGCGGTGAAACACACACAGTCAAAGTATGGGTATATGCTCATACCATGCTTGCTACTCAAGCGGAGTATGATAAGCATTATCCGAAAATTGAAGATGGGAGGTATGTTGGCTATGAGAAAACTCAAATTTAAAGCAACGAGTTGTTGTTTACGTTGTTCTTTTATATTATATAAACAGTATCGGTATAAAGATGTACCGAAACAAACCTATTGCTATTTTTGCGGTGGGCTAAATGAAACACGATTAGTGAGGCACCTACGATGATAAAACTCGATCAGCCAGTGGGTTCTGAAGGGCTTACGATTCAAGATTTGATAGTTACGCTTTTGAAGGAGCTGGCTAAGAACAACCTTCTTTGCACGGGGATTGTGTTAGATATCGACAATCCGGGCCAGTCCCGTATATTCGGGCATGGCAATGAGCAATCGATGGCCGCGATGTTGGAGATTGGCGTTAAGGGGTTGACGAAGGGAACGATTGGGGATATGCAAAGGTTTACACAGGGCGGCAATTAATCCACCTGAAAAGGGTCACTTAGACATTGGCGTACTGTAACTGACACGCCAATTTCGATAGCACCTCCCAAGGGTGCGGTCGATTAGCTCGCAAGGGGAAGCCTGCATTAGTGCAGCCAGTACCTGCTTACCGGACAATCGACAACCGGAGTCGATGAGCGAAAATAAACGTCCGAAGCACAATTGGGGGCGGAGGGTAGTTGAGACTTTTTAGCCCCCTTTAAATTTCTTTGGAGGATGATATGTTCTGGAGAGTATATCTAGCGCTTTTAGGTATGGCGCTGTTTGGGTTTGGGGCTGGATTCCTTATTGGGAGAATGTAAATGGCACTGCCGTTTTATCTGATAGCTAAAGTTACGCTCAAGGGTGGGAGAAGGCTTGCGCTTATAAAGAAATGGGCACCTGAGCCAATGCAAGAGCGTAATTATCTGCCGAGTGCGTATCAGCAACCCAAGAAGCAAAAAGCCGATGATATTTATGACAAGGAGCTTGGGTTTATTAATTGGGAGTTTCGGTATTGGGCGATTGAACGGCATGGGAATATGCCTGCGGTTGCGGTTTGTCGGTGCTGCGGGGATTTGGAGCAATCGAAAGAGAAACGCAGGCAACATCATGATAAGCATAGTTGTACATCGAGTTTGCATTTTGCGTATAAAGAGCTTATTAAGGACAAGAAGTGTGTACTTTGCGATGCTTATACAATCAATACAGAATGGGGAGTGCCGGTTTGTAATCATATGGGGTGTATAACAAGGTGGAAGTTTGAACCTGATCCAGCGCCATTGATTGAGGCTTTGAGATTGACACAGATGCAGACGGGAGCATAAATGGAATACCGGGATGAAAAACGGCGGCTTTATCGTAATCTAGTAGCTGAGGGTGCGAATAAAGCTGGGGTTAAGGAAGTAGCTAAGAGGAATGCGGTTGCAGCTCCGGATGATCTTATAGACAAGTGGGAGAATCGGTTTTTCGCAAGCCCGATAGCTACGTATCCGACGGAGCCAAGGTTGGTTAATAGGTTTTGTATCGGCGCTGATCCGGAGTTTATTTTTACACAGACGTTATTGGCGAATGTCGGTAAGGTCGCCAAAGAGCGATATATCCATGCGGAACAGCTAGGCTTGAACACTATCGACGCATTTGGCTGTGATATGAGCGGACGGCAAGCTGAGTTGAGAGCATATCCATCGAGGTTTGTGCTTGAGGTGGTTGCGAGCTTGGTTGATACAGTTCGTTGGATGAATGAGTTTCATAAGCTGGATGGGTACAATTGGCTGGCTCCAGCGCGATGGAATGATGGGGTTAATAATGATGGGGTTGGTGGGCATGTACATATTGGCAGGAAGCGGCCTGATTTGGATACAGCGATCCAATCCCTTGATGCGTGTACGCAGTTGTTGTTAGCTGCGGGGGTTTTGGACGCGAAAGGCCAAGCGGATCGGCGTGCAAACACGCATTATGGACGGTTTGGAGATTGGCGGCCACAGACTCATGGCTATGAGTATCGAACCATGCCAAGCTGGATGACTAGCCCATGGGCGGCTTATTTTACGTTGGTTGTGAGTAAGCTGGCTGTGCTTGAGGATGTTCGAGAGTTTATGAACACGAAGAGGCCGGTTGAGACGCTGGTTAATCTCTTGCGAGCTTATAAAGGCCGGGATGACGATGCAAGGATTGCGCTTTTGGCGCTGGATAAACAAGGGTTTCCGAAGTATGAAGCTGATGATTTTAAAGCGCGGTGGGGGGTTGCAGGGGTTACAGGAATAACAAAGAACGGCACATATTATGCGCCTCCGGTTATATCGCCAAGTGGGGACACATGTAGAGGGTTATTTGATGCGTTGGTCCGTGGTACACAAATACCACGGGGTTTACCGAAAGCAACGTGGGAGCCATTCAAACTGCCAGATGGGGTTTTTAAACCAACCGCCCAATCTCATGTTTATGGAATATCGGATGTTGCGCAAGGGTTGTTGTGTCGGGGGTATCAATCGAATTTCTTTCAGCAAGCGCGAGGGTATTTTAACATAATGGCACCAAAGCTCATTGATATTGAGCCGATTAGGATGGAGTTCAGAAAGCATCCCGAGATCGCGCATTGGAAAGTTCAATATGCGCAAAGCGATCCGGGAAAGTTAAACATCGGCATTCCAAAAGACATTTATAACGAGAACAATCATGCGACTAACAAAGACATGCGAACGGCGATTCGAACTGTGTTAACCGAGAGCGGATTGTTTCCGTTTGTGAAATATCAGGATTTTGCAAAGCCAATTGTCGAGAAAGCGGCACCAAAAAAAAATCCGCCAAAAGTCATCGGGCGGGTGGTAACGGTTGTACACGGAAGAAACGGAAACGGGATTGAGGTTGAAGAGGAGTAACCCAAAGGAGGGTAGCTATATCTGCGGTCAAGCGGGAATTGTAAGGATGGGCAAGAAGAAGATACCAGAGGATGCGATTACATTGTTGCTAACCGGCAACGAACACCGGGGTAATGATGCAAGCGGAATTGCGTTTGCACAAGCAAACGGGGAAGTTAATGTATTCAAAGCAGATGATCCGGCGTGGAGATTCGTCACGTCCAAGTCATATGCGGAGTTTATCGAGAAGAATCTCCGCGATGACACATGGGCGGTTATTCTCCATGCGCGAGGTGCATCACAGGGTAGTCCGAGGAAGAATGAAAATAACCATCCAATGTATATGGGGAAGTCCGCTATTGTCCATAATGGACAGATTCATAACGATCACACACTGTTTACCAGCCGGAAGTATCCTAAATCTGCTGAGACTGATTCAGATATCATTCGAGCGTTTGTGGATGAGTTTGGAATCACTGAGAAGTGCATTGAGGAGTTGAATGTGCTTAGTGGATCAGCGGCGGGAGCGGCGATTCATCCGGAGTTTCCGAGGAAGTTGTTATTGTTTAGAAGCGGAAGCCCGATGATTCTTGGCTCTAATGAAGATTTCTTCGCATGGTCAAGTGAGAAGAACACACTTCATAAGGCTATGAGGCCATGGGTTGTTCGGTTTAAGATGTATTTTCAGCAACAGAAGCCCGATATGGGATTTGCTCCGATGGCTGACGATACCGCTTGGATCATTGGGGAAGAAGGGCTGGAGTTTCACGGGAAGTTCAAAGCGTTGTGTGGGAGTTACGTTGAGCCGTTTCGGAAAACTTATGAGAATTACGGGGAGAGACAGAAGCGATGGGATGAGGATGCAAAGCGGAATTTGAATATCGTTCGTTCCACCGAAAATGGGTCCCATAACCATAATCGAAAGAAACGGGATCAATTTGACGATGCGTATTGCCCGGATTGCAAGATGGAATGGATTATTCCAAAGGGCGGAATTCCGAAGGACTTTACTTGCAATAAGGAAAGGGGCGGTTGCGGAAAGACGTTGATTGCGAAACCGTTTGTGACGATCAATTGAGGGAGATATGAAAAAGACGGGAATATTTCATGATAAGGCTTCATCAACATTTAAGTTTTGCCCAATGTGTGGCGCATCTCTTATAGAAGATAGTTATGGCGGATTGATTTGTGGAGTACCTAATACTTGTTGCGATGTAACCTGGGTTGAGGAAGAAAGCGGAAAGCCCGGCGAAGGTTACTGGGGATCGTGGACTTGGACCATCAAGGGTGAAGTGTGGGGATGCGCATGAACATTGCATTGTTGGTTGCGAAAGTCAGTGCTCCAACCGGGCAGACGTTGGCGAATCTGTTGGCTGAGAAAGGCGTTAACGTTGTTAGTCTGGAGAAAGCGCAAGCGGTGGTTTGCTATGGGGTTGGGTATACTGGAGAGTTGGCCGCCCTAAACGCGAAGGCCGGAACACTCGATAACCTACAGCAAATAAAGAAGTTAGCGGAATGTGGGGTTAGAGTTCCACCGATTGTAGATGATATTGAGAAAGCCGATTGGGAACATTTACAGTTCCCGATGCTGGCAAGGGAGGCGAAACATCATGGCGGGAAAGACATACGCCCAGTTCTCCAACAGGAAGAAGCTCCGTGGCGTAAAGCCGCAGGGGCCGCGTTCTTCACGCAATATATTCCTGTGGCCGAAGAGTTTAGAGCTTGGGTTTACCGAAGACGAGTCCAAGCGGTCTACAAAAAAGAAATGAAGTATCCGGAGAAGTTCAAACGCATAGGCAGGAATTGGCAGAATGGGTTTGCGTTTTCGTTTGTTGAGAAAGATCAGCGGCATATTGCAATGGCAGGGATTGCCGCTAAGTCAGTGTTTTCAGTTGGATTGGACTTTGGCGCAGTCGATATTATATTAGGAAAAGAGGGAAGTTTTTATGTATTGGAAGTAAACAGTGCGCCAGGGGTAAGTGAGGGCATTCGACAGGGCATAACCTCTCTAGCATCATCGATTGTTCGTTGGACTGTAAATGGATGCAAAAAGCAATCCGAAAAGTGGAGGGAGATTTGAGCACAAAGCTTAGGGTTCTTGTCCAAACTAAAGGTCAGAGGCCACTTTCAGGCGCTAGGGCGGTTCGATTTCTCTATAGCGCGGTCAGAACGCGATTACGAAACATCGAGATGCCGATTGGATGGAAAGAGTTTAACACGCAACAGACGCTTGAGTTTCTTGGGCAATATCTGCCAGAGAACACAAAGCTTATTCTTATTCGAGAGCGCAAACACACGCGCCGAACAAGATCACTTTATGCAAAGATGTTGAAAATGGGGAAGCCGAAAGTGGATGAAGAGTATATGGTAGAGATCGCGGACATTCCAGTTGCGCGGCCAATGAACCCTAATGTGCAATACCCGTGGATTGGCGGCGATGCAATATTTAATGCTGGTAATCCACCGGATAATCCGGCAAGGGGGATATAAATGTACGACAATTACTACTACGTCACTCAAGCCCCGGATATCACAGAGATAACCTGTTGTGGGCTTGAAAGCGTATTGACGCAAGAAAAGTTGATGGATATTGTTCATACTGAGTTTGCATGGGTAACGATATCGCCAAGGACGCATAAGCGGGGATTGGATGCGCTTGAAAGATTGGGGTTTAAGCGATTGACTTCCATGAGAAATTGGTATACCGGACATAATGCTGAATGGCGAAGGTTGGATTTTTATTGGAAAAGGTTACGAGAGGTTTCTACGGATAAAGTAAACGCGATACCCCGAACTTGGCGTGGTGGTTGTAAACCCAATCTATCTGCAAGTGGTTGTGGGTTTGCATTTGATACACCCCCGATTTTAGATCAGTTTAAAAAGTTCTTTACGCTTGTTCGAGTGCCGTTGATCGAGCATCAAGAAAAGAAACATCTTGTTACACTAGAGAAGTTCAACTATCGATTAGTTGATGTTGGCAGTCAAGCGGCGTTCTTTATCAATGGTTGGGATTCGGATAAGTGGAGTCGAGAGGTTGAGTTAGAGTTCTTTGGAGGTGTGGATGAGAAGGAGCTTACTAAAAAGGTTGTCGAGTTTGAAAATAACGTCGATCGTGGAGGTAACGTGGCTGGACAGCGCGTTGACGGAGGGATGGCGGTACAACCACAAGTCGCCGGGGGAATTGCCAATAATAACAACCATTGGGTACGTCCTCGGGATGAACACGGACGTTTTAGAGCTGGCCTCGACAATCAATAGCGAGGGGGCGGTTTTGGGCGTTATTGGGATTCCGATTGGATGTATTGTGGATGTTAAGAGACTATAGACCCTTTGGAGGTGGGCGAATGCAGATAGATAATTCAGCCGCTAACATGTTTAGAATGTGTCCTTGGGCGTATTATGAGGCGTATCTGAGGAATGGGAATGGGGTTCAACCCATCCCAATCAAGGGCGAAAGCTATGGGCCGTTGGAGCTTGGGGGAAGGGTGCATGAGCTTCAAGAGTTTCACTATAAGGGGCTTGGGATTCTACAAGGAAAGCCGTGGGAGCTTCCGAAGTATAACCTCCCGGAGAATGAGAAGCTAGAAGATGAAGCGCGCTGGATGATGGATGCTTATATAGCTGCTCATCCAAACGACAACTGGGAAATCATCGATGTTGAGAGGACGTTTAGGGTTCAGCTTCCCTCTAACTGTCCTAAGTGCGGCGGTGAAGGTCATGAGAAGATGTCTTCGTACAGAAAGTTAGTCTGCGATAACTGTGGGGAAATGTTCGTTACACATATTTATTGCGGCAAAATTGACCTGTTTATTCGAGACAGAGCGGATGGTAAGTATTGGATCATAGATCATAAAACAGAGAAGCGAGGCTCTAAGTCCCATATTCCACAGAAGTTAGCTGTTTCCGATCAGGGAAGTTTGTATCTGTGGGCCGCTAAGAAGGTCTATCCCCAAGTGGATGGAATGAAGTACAACATACTTACCCGGCCATCTACAGCGGGCAGGGAGGGGCCAAGCTTTCCAGAGAGGTATCAAATTGAAAGGGGGGAGCATGAGATTGATGTCGCGGTTCGAGATATTACGATCATTGCGGATCATATCACTGATTATACAGCGCGTTTTCATGATGGAGAATGGCCCGCAAATAGAGAAGAATGTTATGGATGGGGCTATTGCGATTACTATCTCCTTCACCGTTATGGCGAGGACCCAACAGAAATCTTGAAGCACAAGTTCCAAGCGCGGGAAGAATATCTAGCCTTAGATGGCGTGGAGGTCATAAAATGAGCATGGAAGACGCGTTTGAATATCTAAGGCTGGTCATTAACGATATGTATAAAGATGAGCCTGACATTGAGTCAAGAATGGCGGCTCCATGTTGCCAAGGTTTAGGACGACATGATATAACTTGCGGTAGTTATCCCGCGCTAAAAGTGGGCGCAAAATTGCCTGATAAGAAGGATGCAGCGGAAAATGGCGCAAAAGACTGAAAAGAAATGGTTTAGCGTTGTGCCCGCTGGCTGCAATGTTATCGACACAAAGGAGGCTATATCTTATACGAACTCTTACGACCCACACAAACCAATGACAAGGAGGAAATTTCTGCGGATTATCATCTTGTTTGGGAAGAGACTGTGCGGAAGGTTGCAGGGGGATTAACAGTCCTACCGGATGCAAAGGGAAGTTGGACTGATCCGGACGGCCAACGGACATATGAGAATATGACGCCAGTTCTGATCCGTTGTAATGAGGATCAGTTTGAGATTATTTTGGACTTCACTCTCAAATACTATCAGCAACGGGAAGTGTTTGCTTTTAGGCTGGCCCATGAGAAGAATGTTATCACTTGGAAAGCGCCGGATAATGTGGTGGAGTTTAAAAAATGACGGTCTTACTCTATTCAGATAGCCACTTAAACCACGCTCAAATTGCGACATATTGCGATAGACCAAAAGGGTTTACGGACACCATCATCAAACGTTGGAATGAACGAGTTACAGATATGGATACCGTTATACATCTCGGCGATGTGGCTATTGGGCCAAGGCCATTAGTCGAGGCCCAAATCCGGCATCTACGCGGCAAGAAAATTCTTGTTCGCGGGAACCATGACAAGTCAAGTTGTAGTTGGTGGATGGATCATGGGTTTGATTTTGCGTGTGATAGCATTCTTTATAATCGATGCTTGCTAACACATCATCCATATACTCACAAGTGCGCTGAGTGGGATTTGAACATTCACGGTCATCTACATAACATATGGGATAAGCCCACGCCCGCTGAGAACCAAAAGGAGTTTGTTTTACATAACAAGCTTCATAATAATTGGCAGAGGTTGTTTGCCTGTGAATATACAAACTACTATCCCATTGAGTTTCAAGAGTTTATAGAACACCCAGACAAGTACCAGTCTATGGGACCCATTAGAGGTGGGCAATGAGGCGAATATTGAGGTTCATTCTCTTAAAGGTTATTGCTTTTCTTTACTGGTTAGATAGTAAAATGCCAAATCCCGGCAATCTAGGAAGCGATATCTATAGTTGGCTCGAAAGGCATCACATGTGTTGCTCAATACATGGATGGAAAGGAAAAGACTAATGATCGAATATCCGAAGGAGTTTTTGGAGGATTTGAATGTGGCGCTATTGCAATACCGGGCAGACTATAATATGAGTCCTATGCCCATCCTCGACGTTATTCACAACTTTGTAAACGGGAAGTATGGGCCAGTTAACAAAAACGATATGTATGCACGTAAAGGAGAATAGCAATGCAAATAGTAGCAATACCGGCAGCGAAGTACCATGTATTGAATGACAGCGGGGAATTGGTTGGGGTAATCAAACAAAAGACACATGAGCATATCTGCATCCCGCGTAAAGTATTGAATGCAACCGAAGCTTACTTCATTGCTAAAAATCTATGGAGACTAGATAAGACGTTTGACCTTAGATAATTCCCACCTAACAATGGGTCCCTCCAAATCTAACCTAAGGAAATATCAATGTATACTAAATGTCACCACGGCATCTATGATGCCTCAGTATGTTATTATTGCTCTCCCCCCTCACAAAAGGCAAAGGAGTTCGCAGACAAGCGCCATCAACAGGAAATCGAAGAGGTGTTTCTCTACCCATCGGAAGGGGGCGTAAATGATGATGGGGGCTATTATGAATAAGTGTATCCACAGTGTATTCATTCCAGAGCGGTTTGGCGATGTTAACTATAGCGATGGATGTTCAATCTGCCAAACCCTATTCCCCAAACTGGATTATCATTATGGTTTGGTAATCGATGTTACAGCCTCCCCGCGAACAATGATGGGAGCATATGAACTTTGGAAATCCAATAAGTCAACTTTCACATATGAGAAGCTATTCTTTGTTGTTAGAAGGTTTGTGCGGTTGATAGCTCGATCCAGATTGGGTTTGATTGGCGGTATTCCCAGTTGGGATGATCTTGTTGAAGATATAGCTTCTGATTGTCTTATCAAGATTAACAGCTATGATATCAATAAAAGCGCCTTTTCAACTTGGCTTAAAGAATGCACTAATCATGCGATAACGAACTGGTTGGACCGTGAGGTAGGCTGGGATGAAGATTCTATTGATGATCCTGAACATCCAGTTGATGTGATTGATCGTCGATCCGGATTAGATGAGAAGATATTTTCAAGAGAAGTTCGCTCAAAGCTCGATGAAAATGAACTTAAACTCTTTGAAATGATGGCCGAGGATCGTAGTTGGCGTGAGATTGGGGATGTACTTGAAGTAAGCCATGTGACGGCGTATAGACTTGGAATGGCGCTTAAAGCGAAGATATATGAAATGGGAGAGACCACTGGCCGATCCCTTAACCATCCCACTTAACCGTCCCTTTGGGGGACAAGTATAAGGGATATACACGGTAGAACGGGTTTTGTTACAAAATAAATCTCCTTTAGATTGAACCACTTAGCAAAAGTGAAGGTCTGTTTTTGTATGTGGTTACAAACAAACGAGATAAAAAATGTAACAAAACATCATTTCCTGTGTATATCTCTTATGGGAAGGCGGAGAGCAACGAGCGAGTTAGATTGAATGTAGCTCATAGAAGCGACCGGGCAGACCATCTATTAGGATGCCGCCCCCGGCAATCTCGTTTAGTATGGCGATGATCCGCCTTCCCAATAAGATAGGAGACTGCCATCCGCGCATATATTCCCGGCACTATGAGTACAAAGTACTTAGAGGCTCTGAGACAGCACCAATCCACATTCTTGGACTCTATTACTGAAGCTCCAGAGGAAACAGCCTATAGAAAGCTGTGTTTTCAGAAATGGCTAGCTAGCACGTTTAAGAGAGAGGGGGAATAGATGGCGCTTGTTGTTCAAAACTCTACAGTTCTTGTTGATCCAGCGAACCTAAAGCTTAAGATACTGTTGGTTGCAATGCCGGGGTTTGGCAAGACTTCCTTCATTGCTGATGCGCCTAACGTTGGACTTGGCGTTAGCGAGACTGGTCATGGGAAGGGACTGTTGGCTGTAGCTTCAAAGGGGATAGAGTTCTGTGAGATTAACAGCTTTGATGATTTTGCCGCATTTTGTAGCGGCGCTGTATTCAAAGATAAGGATACCCTTGGCTGTGATTCTCTTAGTGATATGGCTAAGAGCTTTATCAAAGACAAGGCGTTGAGTATACCGAGAAGTAAGGGAGAGTCTCTCAAGAGAAACTTAGGCGTACCGGAGATGGACGATTATGGCGTCATGGCGGAACTTACTCGCAAGTATGCGAAGAAGCTTATTGACCAGCCTAAGCATGTGGTTGTCTCGGCTGGACTTAGGATTGATAAGCCTGACCCAGAGAATCTTCAAGCGGACACGTTGGTGGGACCCGACTTCCCAGGGCAGATGTTCTTGGGCAGTACGGCCATGTTTGATATTGTTTTGGTTGGTAGAACGCGCGGTATGTTACGTGACCCGAAAAACGCTTCAACCCGATATACCCAACGCTATTGGATGACGGAGGGAAGTGGTGGTTATCTTGCTAAAAATCGCCTCAGTGTTGATGCGAAGTTGGGTAGTTTTTTGCCTGCTGAACTTGTCTTTGATTTCGGGACAAACAGTGGGACGTTTGGTGATATTCTTAATCGCGCACAAGAAGCATATACGAAGTTTTTGGCAGCCAAGGTAGCTGTCTAACAAGTTTGGGGAACGAAGCCGTGTAGTTAAATGCTAGCTCTGTCTTGACCCTGACAACTAGCTAGGTGGAGCTTCTGGATAGAAGCTACGGGCAGTTCCCCAAAGTAGTACCAGCGGGTCCAAACTAAAACGGAGGAATAACTGAAATGGGTTTTAACGAGGTAATTTTAGCTGATATCCAACTAGAAGAGAAGGGCGTATATGCCCCTATTCCAACTGGCACATACACGTTTCAACTCGATCCGGGCGCGAAGATTAGGACCAATGAGAAGTCCGGTATTGAGTCTTTGAACCTGAGTTTCACGATTGCGGAGGGGGAATTTGCGGGCCGTAAGGAGTGGGTTAGCTTCCCTGATCCGGCAACTATCACGCAAAAGGAAGGTAAGAATCAAGGTAAGCCCATGACTTGGAGTAAGCAGGCTCAGAAGAAGCTCTCAGTGAGCCTAGGTCATGATGCGAATCCCGGTGAGACATCTGTTGATTACTTTAATCGTGTTGCGCTGACTGGCAATGCGCGGGTAACCGGCGTGATTCAAGCTGATCCTTATGTCAAGGACGGTCAGCAACCTGGAACTCGTTTGTCGCTGTTCGACTTCGGACCGGCGGCTTAATGAGTCCACTGAAGAAAGGATCGTCTAAGAAGACGATCAGCAAGAATATAGCTACGGAGATGCATGCTGGCAAACCTCAGAAACAAGCAATTGCCATCGCTTATTCGGTAGCTAAAAAGAAGTAGCTTATAAGGATGGGGGAGTGGGCCGGGCTTGTCTCGCACTCCCCTATAATTTCGTCTGGAGGATTATGTTAAAATATAAAATATTGATTCCAACATTGCGGCCTAAAGAGGCACCGCCGCTTACAAAACAACAAGTTCGGGCAATATTGAAAAGCGTATTGAGGGAGAGTTATGAGCGTTAAGTTAACTTGTCCGAAGCATCCACGATACAACGCAAAGATCAGCCCCAGAGCTAATTGCGATGAGTGTTTAGCTATCTATACCATGGCCCTCAACGCAGCGGCTTTGAGGATTAAGGTGAGCTGATGTTTGATAGATTGCTATTTAGCATCTACGAGTATGTTGTCTGGAAAAAGCGGATGCTGGATTTTTGGTTCGATAACTCGATCCGATCAAGATACTATAGACAATACTATAAGGTGATGAAAAATGTTTGACTATCACAGTTGTGGAAAGCACCTTGGCGTTGTTTGGTATGAGAATGTGATGTGTCCTGATTGCCTGTTAGAGCACGCACAGAACCTTGTCATAGCGTACCAAGAGGGGCTAAAAGATGGCCATTGGGAAGAGATACAGTTTCAGCAACGGAAGCTAAACCCCGGCAAGCCCTTGACTGAACATCAAATAAATTCTTTAGAATGAAGAACCTAATAGGACGGGTTTTTACTAGACTTACGGTAGTGGCACGGACTGAAACCAATAAACACGGTCAGTCTATGTGGCTGTGTTCCTGCACATGCGGCAATACCAAAATCATTAGCGGCGGAAACTTAAGTAGTAGGCATACAAGAAGTTGCGGTTGCCTTTTATTAGAGAATAAAGGTAGCAAGCCAAAACACGGACACTCATCGAAAACGTATATTTCTCCTACTTACTATTCATGGACGAGTATGTTGAATCGTTGTACAAATCCAAATGGGGTAGATTGGGAGCACTATGGAGGAGCCAATCCTCCCGTTTTGGTATATGAACCATGGTATGATTTCATAAACTTTTTAGCTGCCATGGGTGAACGTCCGCCAAAGACGACAATCGGTAGATTTGCAGATACAGGGAATTACGAGCCAGGAAACGTTGCGTGGCAGACATGGAAAGAACAACGAGAAGCCCAGAAACTAAAGCGACTAGCGAAATGAAACAGACTCTCTACGATCCACCGTCTGGTTGGCAATATGGATTCCCAAAGCCCTATGAACCATTAGATGGCGAGTCCATCCAAGACACTTTGATTCGGGATGGATATCCTGAAACGCTAGCTAAAGAATTAAGCAAGTGGACACGATTTATCGGTCCAGCCATCTAGGAGACTCCCCTGAAAGTCATCGAATGCGATGCTTGTTCTGGATGCCGGATGCGGGAGCTTTATCCGGATAACACTTTTATTCCACCTGCAAAGGGTCCCTCATTACGTTTGATTGTCGGGGAGGCCCCAGGTGAAGATGAAGCTCGCGAAGGTAAACCCTTCGTCGGTTCAAGTGGGAGGGTTCTTGATTCACTATTCCGGAAAGCGGGAGTTCAACGTGACCAACTTACTGTTACAAACACTCTTAGCTGCCGTCCTCCTAACAATATATACCCGACAGATGAAAAGGCCCGTGCGTATTGTACTGCCAGTGAAGGACAAGCTATACAGAAGCACTGCTATAAGAATCATGTTCTACCGCTCCTTGCTTCCAGACCTTGGGAACGAATTGATGCGATAGGAGCGCATGCTCTTGAGGTATTGACGGACAAATCGGGGATTATGAAGTGGCGCGGATGCCCCTTACCATTGAAAGATGAAGATCGTCCACGTGTAATGCCAACACTCCATCCGTCATACCTCATGCGCGACCAAAGCATGATCCCGGCAGTCATCAGTGACTTGCAAAAGGGCATCCAAGTTCCACCTCAGCATTATAATCTTCAACCAACTCTTGAGGAGCTAGAAGCTTTTGATCCAACGTTCTTGTGCATGGATATCGAAACGAATCGATTTACCAACCAGATTACTATGGTCGGTATTGCTAATCGGCCCTACCACGTCTTGGTGGTCCCATTTCGTGGTGCTTATATCGGGCAACTCAAGCGGATATTTAGTGGTGCCAAAGAAATCGTTGGTCAAAATCTCATTCAGTTTGATCTCAGAGTTCTCGAAGAAAACTCGATCATCATAAATAAGGATGTACAGATATGGGATATAATGCTTATCCACCATTTACTGCATCCAGACGAGGCCCATGACCTTGAATACATTGCTTCAATCTATACGCAGATGGTTGCTTGGAAGCATCTTAAACATCAGGATATGGCATGGTACAATGCCTGCGATGTGGACGCCACCATTCAAATCTTCCGAGCGATGCTACCTGTCCTTCGGCAACAAAAGCTTTTGGATTTGTATAAGCTCGTACAGGTCCCTTTAGCGAAAATATGCGCTCTTATGGCCGACACGGGCCTGAAGGTTGATCCCAACCGCATCCACCTCGCACGTAAACAGTTCGAGGGAGAGTTAACAGAGTTAGAGGCAACACTTCCGAAGGAGTTGAGACCGTATGATAAAGTTATCCGTGTCCGAGAGAAGGCACCTGAAGGCACTTTGGGAAAAGCTGGAAAGCCAATCAAGTTCATTCATGTACCCGGCATCGAACGAGTCGTTCCTTGGGATTCCCCTAAGCAAGTTGAACGATACCTTTACGAGACTCTTGGGCTCACAAAACAGCTTCATGCCAAAACGAAGAAAATCACGAGCGACAAAACCGCGTTAGAGAAACTTTATCGTCAAACAAAGAATCCAGCTATCGACGCTATTAGGAGGGTCAGACAACTTGGAGAACTTATTGGAACTTTTCTCAAGGATGAAACTGAAGACAAACAGGTTGCTGTGGGACGAATACATTCTAACTTCTTGGTACATGGCACGAACACCGGAAGACTGTCTAGCAGTGGCCCCAATCTACAAAACATCCCTCCGAAAGCACGTTATATATACGTCCCATCCCATTCTGACTGGTGTTTTGTGGAAGCTGATTTTAGTTCTTTGGAAAATCGCCTTGCTATGTGGTATGCAAATGACACTGAAAGAATGGAGCGACTCTCCGATCCCAACTTCGACGAGCACAGATGGTTTACTGCTCAAGTTTACAACATCCCGGAATCAGAAGTAACAAGCGAACTCCGAAAGAAAGGCAAGATCGCAAACCATGGATGCGATGGAGGGTTAGGTCCACGTAAGCTAGCAACCACCCATTCCATCCCAGAAAAGGAAGCCCGTGAACTTATCCTCAAGTGGAGGCAGATCAATCACAAAAGCGCGAAGTGGCAAGAGGAAATTGGCAATCAAGCGCAGAACAAAGGCATTCTTACCAACGCCTTTGGCCGTAAACGTTGGTTCTGGTCGCACTCAGCGTATACTGAAGGCATTAGGTTCCTTCCTCAATCAACTGGAGCAGACATATGTTTCCGGGCAATGGTAGGTTTGTTTTATGAACGGATAGGTTGGCCGCTTGAATTAGCATTACAAGCATCACCAATATGTAAACCAATCCCGCGACCGGCTAGATTAGTATTGCAAGTGCATGATAGCATTCTTATTGAATGTCCTCAAGCACAAGTCCCCGAAGTGGCAACCTGCCTTAAAACTGTAATGGAACAACCATGGGCCGAGTTAGCTGGGTTCTCAATTCCTGCTGAGGTTAAAGTAGGCGAACCATCCGCGAGCTGGGCCGAACTTCAATCCTACAAAGAGGGAAAATGAAACTTCACGATATAATATGCATCAAAACCACCGGCGAAAAGGTCTTCCTTCTCGCTGAGACTGAACGCAAGACTTGGAAGGTTCGTCGGCCAGTCATTGCTGAGAACGGTTCTATCGGCCATGAGGTTGAAGAGTTCTTTGAGGCTGAGCTGGAATCAGTCGAAGACTTCACAAAGCGATTGGTATCTGAAATGATCCTCAAAGCTAATTCTCAACGTAAGTTACTCTCAGTTGAGCGAGCGATTGTCGAGGAAGTCGAGAACGAAGCCGCAATTGCGGATGACCAAGCGGATGGAATTAAGTCGGTCAACTAAAAAGGAGCAAGTGTGGCTAGCACGCTCGAACATTTGCTTGCTTCCCCAATTCCGCCTACCAAGTATCATGCTTATCCAGTGATTCCAGTTAAAGGAATAGTTATCATTGGAGCACAATCCAAATCCTATAAGTCGTTTCTTGCTATGAACATAGCATACGATCTTGCGGATGGTAAGTCAGTACTTGGTGCGTGGGCAGTAGAGAAGCCAAAATCAGTTCTGATGATCGAACAAGAGCTAGGGGAATATAGGCTTCGGGATCGGCTGGCGGGGATTCATGGATATAGAGCAAGCGCAATAGCGGCCATGAACTTCTTCTATGCAAGCAAAGACCTTATTTGTAAGTTTGATAACCCTCCCGGTCTTCAACGCATAGAAGAACATATCCAAAGTTGTAAGCCTGATGTTGTGATTTACGATCCGCTGGTTTGGTTCCACAGCAAAGACGAGAACGATAACTCACAGATGCAACGGGTTATGGAGAAGATCATTGGACTACAAGAACAATACGGACATTCAAGTATCATCGTGCATCATATGTCAAAGCCAGGAGAAACTAGAGCCGGTGATGATGCCAATTCTTTGCGAGGAGCATCGTCCGTATTTGGAGCTGTTGATTCAGTCATTACGATACAGAAACCCGTTCCAGCCGACGAAACAATCATAAGGCTTAAGTTTGTTCTTCGTAACACAGAAAATCCTCCGCCTATGACGCTTCAGCTAGACAGTAAAACCCTGACCTTTAATCGGAGATAAAATTGGCAATTAAACAGGCAGTGGCAGTATATGACACGCACTATCCAGAATGGCACAAACCCACATGGGGGGTGATCTTTGACTATTTGCGAAAGAATAAGCCGGATATTTTCATCTTTGGGGGCGATCAGTTTCATTTCGACTGCATCTCCCACCACACTCGCGATTTACCGTTGTATCGAGTGCGGCGCGGATACCGAAACGATATTGAGGGATTTCGACGGGACATCCTCGATCCCCTTGAAAGACTGCTGCCTAAAGGTTGTACAAAAATCTGGATTATTGGCAACCATGAACGGTTTGAGCGTGATCTCATCGAGCGAAACCCTGAACTCGAAGGAGCCATTGACCACGTTGAGCTTCTCGCGTTGGCAGATCGGGGATGGACAATTATTCCATTGGGTCACTGTTATAAACTCGGCAAACTCAACATCATCCACGGAGAAACTCTCTCTGGAATTGGAAATCAGGCTGGCATGTACCCATCCAGAAAGGCCGTGGAATTATATGCAGGCAATGTTCTTGCAGGACATACTCACGCCCCTCAAACGTTTACCAAGGTCAGCCCAGTTGAACATACAAATAAATGGCAGGGCCATATCGCTCCAATTGCTGGAAGCGTCAATCCAAGTTATCTTAGGAACAGAGCAACAGCGTGGTTAAATGGTATGGTGTTGATCGATGTATTTCCGAATGGACAATTCAATCTCTATCCGGTAATTGTGATTAACGGAACCGCATCGTATGGAGGCAAGCAGTATGGCAAAAAGATATAGCGTTGGGATTGATGTGGACGGCGTTTTGGCCGCATTCACCCACGCCGCTCGGCAGACCATGAAGAAACTCTTCGCCGGTCGCCCGGATGATTTACTTGTTCAGACTACATGGGCGTTTGAATCGCTTGGCATCACCGCTGAGGAAGAGCGTATATTCTGGCGTCATGTGGATAACGAACCGAATTGGTGGTTGACGTTGAAAGCGTTGCCATTCACTTTTACACTTCCCGAGCTAGTTGCCAACCATCGATGTGTGTTCATTACTAATCGCAAGGATGGAGCTGGCTTACCAATCGAGCAACAGACATCCAGTTGGCTCCGGGCGCACTTCGGGCTTCGGGAACCGACGGTTGTAATTAGCAACAACAAGGGACCTGTTGCAGTTGGATTGAAGCTAGATTACTTCATTGATGATCGCCCAAAGAATGTGTCGGAAGTTATAAACTGTTCAAGTACCCGCGTTTTTCTCTGTGACGCCACCTATAATGCGTCCTATGACGACGCTCAACGAGTAGCTAACTTCGACCAATTCGCAAAGATCATTATAAGGAGAGCTAATGGCTGAGGAAATTGATCCGGGACACTTGTATGCACTCCAAGTCCTTGATAGCCAAGAAGATAGGACCGTACTCCGGTTCGTCAAACGTGAAGGCCCAAACTATCCTAGAAACGTTGGACACTATCCAGGAACTACAATGCAAGAAGTCTTGCGTGCGGTAGTTCAACGGGCCGATTATGTTGACAAGCAAATCTTCGACTACGACACACAAATAGCTCGGGACCTTTGCAAACAAGCTATATTTCATTTAGAAGCAAGAGCAGCTCGAAGGCATGGACGACCTGTAGACTTTGGAATTGAAGAAGCGGTAACTGGAATTACCTGCCCTACTTGCGGGCACATACATTGTGGAGGACATGATGCTGCCAAGTGATCCGAAAGACCGTAAGGGACTGCCGATTGTGACAGGAGTTCTTGACTACTTTCCACTTGCATTAGCTGAGGTTGCCAAGGTCTCAGTCATCGGCAACAACCAACACAATCCAGGACAGCCCTTACACTGGGCAAAAGAGAAGTCAACCGATCATGCGGATTGCATTGGTCGGCATCTGGTTCAGCGCGGGACCATTGACACTGATGGCGCACGGCACTCGGCTAAACTTGCGTGGCGGGCGTTAGCTAATCTTGAGATCGAGCTGGAGCAAGTGGAAAAACAAGAGCCACAATCCGATAAGGACTGTGGCAAGATCGATCACTATAAGTTTAAGGACCCCTGTCCTCAATGTGAGGAGGGACCCTCTGCAGGTGGAGGTGCATACAATGACCCAGCTAACTTATATTCACCGGACATCATTATCACCGCTAAGAAAGCACTTGGCTATTAAATGCTTCTGATTCCGCTAGCAGCGCTTCTTCTAATTGTTCTGCTGTTAGCACTGGCGCTTCATCCGTAAAGGCAGCCTTGAGTTCTGGATAAGCCTTCTCAATGATCTTCCACCAGAGCCCTTGCATTGCTTGGCGAAAGACCGAGACATCCACAAGCCATTCGAGGTTAGCGGCTAATGCAGCTTCCCTCAGCGTCGCATACAGCCAACGTCCATGAAGTGTACCGTCATGGGGTTCGCCGGATATTTCTTCGAGTATCCACTTTCTAAAGCGCACGTCAGCCACTTCAAGAAGCCGTTTGAGATCATCAAGTCTCAGGCGGCTTTTTGTTGTATGGAGAACAACATGACCATCTGGCTTAACGGGGTTAAACAGTGGAAGTTCACAGTCTTCTATCATCCACTTAAAGAAGTTTCTAACACATCGAAGCTCTATCTCTATTGTAGACCTATTGACACCCGCGCGTATCCGACTGATACGGTAATCGGCTATGTCTGTGATAGTGAAGGATTCGATGCCAAGGTTATTTGGAAAGAAGGACAGGAACCGTTCGAGATGCGTATCAACAAAGTAAAAGCGTTCCCGCCCATAGAGCTTGAGAACGAAGCTCTCGTAGCGACCGAGCCAAACTCGAATGTTGTATTTGATAGCCACCTTGAAATGGGTCCCTTATGACTGAGAAGAAGCCTTCTTCATTCGAATATCGTTGTCCACAAACGCGCAACAGCCAAACTGAATATCAACGATTGCTGGCTGCGGCTGGTCAACTTCACCACCAGTCCCGGCAACTGATTGAGGCTTCTCTTCATGCTCGACTGCGGGGTCTGCCATCATCACAGGATGATTACACCGACCTCTACCGACTTGATCGCGAAACACTTGACCTTCTGTGCGCCCACGTAGCCACTTGCAATCTTTGCAATGGTACGGACCTGAAGCGGCATATCCGGCGAGCTTCGTTCCGATCCATTTGATAGGGGGAACGGCGGAATCTACGAACGTCTGGAGTTTGATTAGTGATACTTCTTGTTTTGTCATTAGCGACCTGTCGTTCCTTGGCTCAAGGCGTTCCCAGTTCCGTATCCACTAGATGTCTTTTGCGTAGTACGATCCAATAGCCCCTGAAATGCATTCATCATTTGTTGCTTGTATTCACGAATATTCTCAAGTTGCTTTTGTTGCGCTTGGGGATCGCTGGAGGGATTCGCCATTATTTTCTTTTGCATAGTATTCAAAGCTCCAAGCCGTTGCTGCATAGTCGTGGCTAATCCGCCCTTCCAAATCTCCTCCGCATGAGCTTGATGATATTGCTCGGCTTTCACGGAGTCAATTTGCTTTAACTGATTGTAGTTATTGAGGGCTTGCGTGACCTGTCCAATGGAATTGTAGAACTTCTGTTGAGCATTGATATCCGCTTGATTGATTGGAGTACCGGAGAAGGGACCAGCGGGCTTGGTTGCACCCTGAGTCGCGGGATAGTTCTTCGCGAAAAACGGATCAGTCAATGCCTCCATATTACGTGCGCCAGCCCCTAATATCCCGCGAGAGATATGTTCAAGGCGTTGTGGGGATGTGCCAGTCGCTCCCCCAAGTGCCATCATAGTTGGGCTAACGTTCTTTGCACCAAGCCCTTGAAGCTCTGGGGATACCTTTGGATTAGTTACGATTGGCGCGAACCGCCCAAACTGATCTGTCTTGTTAAAGGCTTCCTCGATTGGAACCCGAATAGCCGGATTGATCTGACTGCCAACTGACATCGCGGTCTTGCCAAGCAGTTCAGCAGCAGTTGACCGGGCGCTTGTAAACGCCTGCGCATCAAAGTTCGGATGGCCAGGTATGAACCCAGAAGCTGCATTCGCGATTAGTTGTGTCACAGGACGTGGATCAGCATGGGTTTTCATTATACTGTCCATCTCTTTATACATCGCGTCTTCCATGGGTTGGAAAAAGGTTCGGACGAAATCTGGTTTACTGACTCGATGATAGATTGGATTACCGTCAACGTCACTCTTGCCGGTTAGCCCAACCCAATATTTCATTTTATCTGAATCAGAAACCTTCGCCCAAAGCGAGTTTCCCTTATCGTCCTTCTGTTGAAGGTTGTGAGAGATGAGGGCGAGAGTTGGAATTGCAACGGCTAGTCCCGCGAGCATTAACTTACCACGATATTCATGGTCAGCCGCAAGCGCAAGGTCGCTGCGAATGTGTGCCCAATCTGCCCGTAAGAAGGTGGTCATGCTACTAAGCGCACCATCACTTGCGCCCATTTGCGCATAATCGGGAATAGGTCCACGGGTGATCGTTTTGAATGTCGCGGCTTCAGGATCGTATCCAGCTTGTCTGAGTCGATTGTAATGATATTGTTGAATGGTATTGGGGATTAGCTCACTGAGTTGACGATAAGATTCAAGTGGACGCTTAGTAACATTCGTAAGCGGCCCCTTCGCCCCAAGTTGCATGTTGTTAAGGCGATCTTCGGGATACATCATTGTTGTTAATGAGTTACGAGCCAGTCCTGTCTTGGCTGCCTCAACCCATTTATCGTCATGAGTCCAAGTTGACTTAACAGCATCCTTGGCTGCTGATAACATCGCTGGCGGGTCTTTCATCATCTTCTCAAATAGGTTGCTATACTTTGGACCTTCGCCTGTTATCAACTCACGCCCAATAATATTCGGTAACGCAACACCAAGTTGCCACGCGGGGTTACCAACGGTAGTTAATCCCTTGAACATGCTATTGACATATCGAAGAGCAATGTTGGTCGCGCTATGAGTTTGAAGCATGGAGGAATTATCAAGTGATTCCCCAAGCGATTGGGGAACGGCATACCGGGTTTGAATTCCATTCTCGTATTTCCCAACGACCATCTCGCCCTTAACTGGTTGATAGTCATTATGAACGGGAGTAAAGTACTGCGCAATATCGGGAATCTTCTTAGCTGCATCGAGGAAGGTTCCAAGAGTTCGGTTACGATAAAACTCACGGATTGACTCAGCGGCCCCATCAGCCCCAGCCTGCCAAGGATCAACGTTGGTTCTTTCGGAACCCATCAGTTGATGAATGACATTCTGTTGGCGTAGATAGAGCGGGGAGTTTTTGCCATAGAACTTTTTATTCGCATCCGCAGCCGTCTCAAGAATCCTACGCATAGGAACGTATTCATCGCCGCGAGCGGTGTAGGTTTGGTAAGCTTCTTTGGTAATGATACTATTCTTACCGCCGTTGTTGG